TCGCGTGCGCGCCTCGATGCCTTTGGCCGCATCGATCACCATCACGGCCGAATCGACGGCGGTGAGCGTGCGGTAGGTGTCCTCCGAGAAGTCCTCGTGACCGGGAGTGTCGAGGAGGTTGAAGACGCAATCGCCGTACTCGAACGTCATCACCGAGGTGACGACGGAGATGCCGCGCTCCTTCTCGATGCCCATCCAGTCCGAGCGGGTCGAGACGCGGTTGCGCTTGGCCTTGACCTCGCCGGCGAGCTGGATGGCGCCGCCGAACAGCAGCAGCTTCTCCGTGAGCGTGGTCTTGCCGGCATCCGGGTGCGAGATGATCGCGAAGGTGCGGCGCCGGGCGACGGGGTCGCTTTTCGTATCGGTGGGTTTGGTGTCTGTCTGCATCAGCATGGCGGGCAACGGCGTTCCGGTGTCCGCGAGGAATGGCGGACGGCCTTGCCAGGAGCGGCGGGCCAGGGGTGAGGCTGTGTAGGCGTTTCCGCCCCCGAGCGCAAAGCCGCCGGGGCCGGCTCAGCCCCGGCCGATATACGGCATCTTCGTCGCCATGACGGTCATGAACTGGACGTTGGCGGACAGCGGCAGCCCCGCCATGTAGACCACGGCCTGCGCCACGTGGGCCGCATCCATCACCGGCTCGGGCCGGATGCTGCCATCGGCCTGCCGGGCGCCGTGGCCGAAGCCTTCCGTCATATCCGTCGCGGCGTTGCCGACGTCGATCTGGCCGCAGGCGATGTCGTGGGCCCGGCCGTCCAGCGATGTGGCGCGGGTGAGCCCGGTCATGGCGTGCTTCGTCGCGGTGTACGGCGCGGAGTTCGGCCGCGGCACCTGGGCCGCGATGGAGCCGTTGTTGATGATGCGCCCACCCCGGGGGGCCTGCGCCTTCATCAGCCGGAACGCGCCCTGCGTGCACAGGAACGCGCCCGTGAGGTTCACGTCGACGCTTGTGCGCCAATCGGCGAGGCTGACCTCGTCGACGGGGACCCCGGGGGTGAACACGCCCGCGTTGTTGAACAGGACGTCGAGGCGGCCATAGCTGTCCCGAGTTCGGTCGAACAGGTGCGCCACGGCCTCCGGATCGGCGACATCGGTCACGACGGCAAGGGCCTCCCCGCCCCTGCCCCGCACGGCCTCGGCCACACCCTCGAGCCGGTCCAGCCGGCGCCCCGCCAGCACCACGGCGTAGCCCGCCTCCGCCAGCCCCAGGGCCACTGCCCGGCCGATCCCCGACCCGGCCCCGGTTACCATCGCGATCCGATCCGCCATCCGCCTGCTCCCCGCACCCGGCCCGCTGATAAAGCCGCTGCCCCCCTGTTGCCAGCTTCGGCTGCTGCGTCTAGACACTAGCCGGCCTGAGAGTGCCTCACCAAACTCCCGATCGCTGCTGGATCCCGTTCTGGACACAGCGGCGCCGCGGGAGTTTCGCGGGAGACACTCAGCAGCGATGGGGCGTCGCCAAGTGGTAAGGCAGCGGTTTTTGGTACCGCCATTCCCAGGTTCGAATCCTGGCGCCCCAGCCAAATTTCCCTAGGGAAATCAGCACTTAGCCTCACGGACAAATCGGACAAACAAGAACAGACGGTGTTTTCGGCCGCACAAAGGCCCGCACACTCTGTTCACGCCTCGTCCCGCCTGCCTATCGGTAGGATGGCCTTGTCTGCCCTCTCTCTGTCCGGGAGGGCCTGAGGGTGATCCACTACCACGGCACTCCGATCACGCCCGTGGCGGCGCTCTACGAACTTTCCGGCCGGCACTTCTGTGTCAGCCACGCCCGGCCAGATGATGTCGCTCGATGCCACCAGATCGGCCAGAGCGTCATGCTCGACAACGGCGCCTTCTCAAAGTGGAAGCGCGACAAGGCCACGGACTGGCCTGCGTACTACGACTGGTGCGACCGCTGGCTCGGCTTCCCGACCACGTGGGCCGTGATCCCTGATGTCATTGACGGCGGCTCGCAGTTGCAGGACGCCCTGGTCCGTGAATGGCCGTTCCGGCATCGCGGCGCGCCCGTCTGGCACATGGATGAGCCGCTGCATCGGCTGCTGACCCTGTGCGGAGAGTGGCCGCGCGTCTGCATCGGCTCGACGGCGGAATATGCCGTGGTTCTGTCCGACGCATGGCGTCACCGGATGGACGAGTGTTGGAACGCCCTCGCTCAGCAGCATCGCCATCTGCCCAACGTCCACATGCTGCGGGGCATGCAGCTCAGCGGCAAGGGCTGGCCATTCGCATCCGTCGACAGCACCGACATCGCCCAGAACCACAACCGCACTCGCGAGACGGAGGCGCCACTGATCGGCGAAGCGAAGGGGCGAACGTCCCCTCAGCGCATGGCCGACCGATGGGATGCCATGCAGACGCCCGGAGCCTGGTCTCCCCGCCCCGAGCAACTGGAGTTGGTCGCATGAGCATTTCTATTCGTGAACTGTTCGAGCTCGTCGCGGCCGGCGACGATCTTGCGGCCGAGGACGCCGCCTTTCTGTGCCAGCGATTAGACCCGTTCCTCTGGCAGAAGGTGCTGGCCGAGGTTGGGCGCAAGGCTCGGCACTACGAAGATGCGCCACCCGCCACCCCCTCCATCTCACCGGACGGGCGTTCTGTTCCTTCCGTTTCGGGGAGGGGGTGAGCGATGAACGGATCAATCCTCCTCTGGATGCTCATCGGGCACGCCGTCGCCGACTATCCGCTTCAGGGCGACTGGCTCAGCAAGGCGAAAAATCAGACCCTCAACCTCGTACCGGGCGAAGCGATCTGGCCGGGCGCCTTGCTCTCACACGCCGCCATTCATGCGGGCGCAGTGCAACTCGTAACGGGGTCGTGGTCCTTGGCCGGCGCTGAGTTCGTCGCGCACACCGTGATCGACCACACGAAGTGCGCGGGCCGGCTTTCCTACAACGCCGACCAAGCTCTCCACGTCGCCTGCAAGCTGGTTTGGTTCGCTTTGCTGTGCGTTTTCGGGAGGCTCCCATGAGCATCCGCAAGGCCGAGGCCGCCGGCATCCTGGTTCGGCGCGTGGCTGCCACCGACACCGCAGGGAGGGCGTGAGCGATGGGCGACCCCATCACCATCAAAGCCTACCGCGTTTGCCGATGGATCGACACGAGCCGCATTGCAGAGGGCGTGGGCGAACTACCCTTCCTCTACGGCGTCGAGGCGAAAGTCGCCGGCAAGCGCGGATGGCACCACATGGCCGAGGGCAGTGAGGCTCTTCTATTCAAGGAGGCCGCCGAAGCCGAGGCGTGGATCGTGCGAAATCCGGTCGGGCCGACCAAAGGACGGTTCGCGTCAACTAGGCCCGTCCCCGCACTTGCCCCCTCCCTCTCCGAGAGGGCGGTTTGATGCGTGTCCTCGTGACCGGCGGTCGCAATTTCTACGACCAGAACACCGTCTTCCAGGCGCTCGATGCTCTGGAAGAAAAACATGGCGAGCTTGTCGTCATTCAAGGCGGCGCGAGTGGTGCCGATCTCATCGCCCGCAACTGGTGCTTCCGGCACAAGAGCCGGGTGCGAATGATCAACGAGCCGGCCGATTGGAAGGCACACGGCAAGGCCGCCGGCCCGATCCGAAATCAGGTCATGATCGACGACCATCAGCCCAACCTTGTCTTGGCCTTTCCAGGCGGACGCGGCACCGAGGACATGGTTCGCAGGGCGGTCGCCGCCGGCATCCCGGTCAAGCGCGTCGCCCCCTCCCTCTCCGCAGGGGAGAACGGACGATGAGGCTGTCTCAGCGCCTATTCCGCACATCCGAAAGACAGGCGCGTCTTGGTCGGTACGACGTTGCAGCTTGGTATTGGGCGCAGCGCACTCAGGTGCTTGCCTCGGGCGATGACCCGGAGCATCCGCCGCTCCGCAAAGTGATCGAGCGCTACCAGAGCAAAGTGGGCTTCGTGCAGAAGACCCCCACCACCCCCGTCGCTCCTAACCTCGCGCAGGGAGGCGAAACGCTGTGAGTGAGCCAACCGAGATCACCTGGCAGCAATGGTGCGAAGCCGTCCAGCGATACTGCGCTTGGGCGGATGCCCCCGATACCGGCGAGGTCCCCGTCTTCCTCCCCACACCCGCAACCCCGCAGGAGGAAACGCCGTGAGCGGCCATTACGTACGGTCTGCGGGCCTGGGCTGGGGGTGGCTCGGCCGCACGCATCGGCTGACTAACGATCAATACTGGATCTTGATGATGCAGGGCCGAATACGGTTGGGCCTGGCAGAAACGGCGCGTCGCCACCTCTGGAACAAGGCCGTTGAGCAATATGAAAGCCAGCGCCATCCCGGCGCGGACGCAGCTGCGATCTCGTTTGATGATGCCTAGTCCCCCTAGCCCCTCAATCTGTTTTCGGATTGGGGCGGGGGCGCTCGCGGCGGGTGAGTTCGAGGTGCGATGGATTCTGCCGACCGGTGGTGCGAAGACGTGCCGCCGTATTGCGCGAGTTCCCCGGCCGGGTTCTAACTTTCGTCCATGACCTCAATCCAAGCGCTGCTCTCCGAAGCGATTGACCACCTCGTGGCTCATGGCATTCCCTTGGTCATCACGGGGCCCCAGGTCGCCCTTCGCTACGAGGTTGACGGTACGCCGGTTTCCGAGGGTGAGATCGTCGCCAGGGCGTTCGCGCTGGGTATGGCGGGTGCGGAGCGGATGCAGTGAGTGAAGGAGGCCGACGGTGATCGATTACGTGCCGAACTTCCGTGAACCGCGAGGGAAGCCGGGGGAGATCGCGGACGCGGACGGCGCCATCTGGCTACCGTATTGTCTCAAGGTCTCATACGGTGAGGTTTCTGTTACGACCGGGCAGGCAGGCGCCGCGGAGATGTTCGGCTGGACGATCATCGACGGCTCGGACCTTCTAGGCCGAGTGCTGATCCGGCGGTCGCCACCAGCGGGGTACCGTTGGTAGTTTTACCCCCATGACCGACCGCTTCACCCCTTTCTCGAAACCCGAGCCGGCCACCGCCGTATGCTCCGCGCCATGGGCGTGACCCTGGCGTGTTTCGGTCTGATGGCGTGGTGGCGGTGAGCGCCCACCGCGGTCCCGTTACGATCTGGACGCCCGGCCAAGGCGAGCCGGTCCCGCACCACAAGCGCAACCCCCGCCGGGCCTATGACGCCGAGGGGCGGGAGATCGTCCCTGCCACCGTCGCCAATTCCCGGCAGAACGGTGCGCGTGGCGTCATGGTCCTGTGCAAGTGCGGATACGAAGCGACTCTGCCGTTCGACGGGCTCTCGGATGATGCGCTCGTGCCGGATATCGCCTTGCGGCTGCGGTGTTCGTCCTGCGGGGCCGGTCCGAAGGACATCGAGACGCGGCCCGATTTCACGGGGCGGGCCTTCGATGGAACGGCGGGGGCTTGAACGTAATGAGCCCGGCGCGTCGGAGTGACGGCCGGGCTCGGGATAGGGATGCAGGCCAATGGCCGAGGAAGATGTCGTTGTCACCCTTACGTTCTCCACCCGGCCGGACGGAGGCGTCCGCATCCACAGCGACACCCTGCCTGGGCTGGTGCTGTCCGGTGCCGATGTGACGGAGGTGTTGCGCGACCTTGGGCCGGCGATCCGAGGGTTATTGCAGTCGGAGGAGCGGTGGCCGGCGACCCCTGGCGTCCACATTCCTGCGACAGGCAATCCCTAGCCCCGCGCGCGGCAGGCGCCTATCCCATCCGGCCACCACACGCCGGATCCCATGCCAGCCGCACCAGCCGTCATCCCCGCCGATCCGAAACTCTGGCGCCAGGGCTTCCTGAACCTGCGGCCGAGCGTCGTGCCCTGCCCGGGCTTCACTATGGCGACCTGGGGCACCACCCACGAGGTTTGCATCGACTTCCTCGACCGGCACGCGGAGGAGGCCGCAGCGCTGGGCTGGACGACGCTGCAGCTGTTTGGCGTCCACCCGCAGGTCGGGCTGATCCGCGTCGACTTCTGCGGTGGGGTCGTCATACCGGGCGACAAGCTGTCCGCGCTCACGGCCAACCGCATCGAGTTCGGCGATACGGCCTACTACCGCGATACGCCGGGCCGGCCGACGGGCGCCGTGCCGATCTGGCTGTTCGGGCGGTAGGCCCTATTTGAAGTGCATGGCATCAACGATCATCACGTCGCCCATCGCAGATGGCGCTGGAGGGGGGGCGCCGTGCTTGAGCCGGCTGCAAATAGGAGTTGCTTCGAGCTATCGGATTAGGACATTTTTTAAAGATTGTTTGGAATTAGGTGTTGACACCAGTCAGAAAATCTCCATTTGATGACATGCGGCTGAGAAACCTGCCCAGTGCGGGTTGCGAACCAGATGGTTCCTCGGTCGCCCTTTTTTTTGCCCGGAGCATCTATGTATCTGCTCTATGTTGATGACTCCGGCGACGTAGACGACCCGAATGTAAGCCACTTTGTTCTGGGCGGCATAGCAATTCACGAGCGCGCCATACATTGGATAGGGCAAGAGCTTGACGAAATAGCTGCCCGATTTGACGCTGCTGACCCTCAGGGGGTGGAGCTTCATGGCAATCCAATGGTCCAAGGCAGCAAGGCTTGGCGCACTTATTCTCAAAATTCACGTATAACAGCAATACAGGATTGCCTGCGCGCATTTACTAAACTTCATTCCAGCAATCGAGCCTTCGCAGTAGTTGTCGAAAAAAACTCAGTTTCAGCAGGCGATCCGGTTGAATTTGCTTTTGAGCAATTAGTTAATCGATTTGACCGTTATCTAGGTCGTTTACATCGGCAGGGAGACGCCCAGCGCGGTCTTCTGGTATTCGATAAATCTACTTACGAAAATAGGTTTCAGGGGCTAGCCCGTAGCTTTAAAAACGAAGGTCATAGGTGGGGAAAGACGCGAAATATAGCTGAAGTGCCAATGTTTGTAGATTCTAAGGCGACGCGCCTAATACAGCTTGCGGATTTAATTGCATATTCTGTTTTTAGATATTATGAACGCCAAGACAATCGATTTTATCCGCTGTTTACTCACCGATTCGATCGGGATGGGCAGCAGGTCCATGGATTGCTACACTGGCGGTGCCTAGAAAATCCGTTACAACAATCAATTACCACAACGGAAGTCATTCTAACATCGACTGAGGTGTTATCTCAGGTGGTCACCGTTGAGCGCGAGCCCTTAGCCTAAGAAGGACGCCTCTCTCGAGAGCCGCCGCCCAGCGGTTGTCTAGTCGGATGCGCCCGCCACACTTGATCTGGACCAGCTGGCTTCGGGGGCGCCTACTTGGCATTTGTTGACTCTTCTGGAACAGAAAACAAGAAACCCGCCGCGGCCGGAGCCGGGCGGGTCGGGGTGCGAGGGCTCTACGGGTGATCGGGCGAGAGCCTCCGCCGGGAAAATCTTTCGCACCATCTCCCACCGCAGGGCAGTCACAATCCGGCGATGAGCACGCAAAACCCACCATGGCGTGAATCCGGCAGGTCGAGAAAAGGCGTTAAAATCGCGGACGCACTCGCTACGGTAGGTCGTCACTTTCCCCGTGGGTTTCAAACCAAACTGCCTTCGCAATGGCGTGAGCGTCGAAGAGTTCGCGCAGTCGGCTCCCTGGTGCGCCCCGCCCCTCCGGGGTTACCGCAGCGGCGTCGACGTTCTCGCTGCCGAAGACAGCCGCCAACTCGTTCATCCACGCCGCGTCCGCTGAGGCAAGTGCGTCATCTGTTGCGACAAGCACGTGGCTGTTGGGCCGAGTAATTTTGGATGCACTCATACCGCGGTCTACGGGTTCTGGGCCGCAGAGGTTTCGCGCCACATGAAAAACCCGCCGCGGCGCGAGCCGGGCGGGTGAAGGTAGAGCCTGCGCCGTGGGACTATCGACCGCCGCCGCCCGCGCTGCTGTTCGGCACGGCCTGCTCAGGGCGGCCCGCGTTGCCGCCAGCAGCCGAGTTAGACGTCACCGTATCGGCGCCCGTCGCACCCCGCGAAATCGTGCGATTTCGACGGCCACCAGTGTTGTTCGTCGTGGTCACTAAGCCGACACCACGCTTTTTGTAGCGGGGACGGGCGTCAGCATCTGTGCTTGTCTGCGGCAGCACGAGGGCGGCAAAGGCAAGAGCGCAGGTGGAAAGTGTCAGGGTTCTCATGGATGCTCCTACAGCTTTAATGAGAACGCGCGGACCGCGCCAGAATTTCCATGGCACCGTGCAGTCTTCATGAACAAAGAAAACCCGCTTCGGATTGCTCCGGGCGGGTTACAGGGGCGCTCGGATCGCGCTCATCCCGGCTGGGGTGATGTGCCAGTTCATCAGTCCTTCCCGGCTTCGCTCCTGACCCTGCTTTACGTACCCGATGATGTACAGCTGCAACATGGCAAGGCGTTCATCATCCGACTCCGCGCCTGTGAACGTCAGCCGTCCTCGCCGAAGGCGGGTGAGGAGCTGATGCTGCTGAGCGGTCACGGGCATGCGACATAGGTGCCTGAGCGGGCAGCTCACGGTCAACGCTGCAGGACAGCCAGGGAGGCGTTTGCATACCGGTCATGAAAAACCCGCCACGGCTGGGGCCGGGCGGGTTGAGTTAGGGTCGAATGCCCCTGGGGGGGTAGGAGTTAAAATCCTCCCATCCAGAACGCAGGCCGCCAAGTCAGGCTAACCCTTACGCAGCGCGGTGAGCCCTCCGATGATGAGTCCCACGAGGCCGGCGATCAGCGCGTAGACGGCGCCCAGATCCTGTGGTTCGACGGGCGGACAGGTCACGGCGCCGCCTTCGGCAGGATCTCGAACTCCAGGGGCTGGAGCATGGAGATGATCGACCAGCCGAGCGCGCGCTGCAGCGGATTGCAATCGTAGGCGACCACGCCGCGCAGCACGCCTTTGCCCGGCATGGCGTCGAGGGGAATCGTTGGGCCGATGGTCTCTTCCTCGCGGCCGAGATCGCCGTAGGCATCGAAGCGCTCTGCCTCATAGTCGAGGCGTCGACCAGCCCCGTCGACTAGCCACCACCGACGAGTGACCTCGCACTGGCGCTTGCGCTCGCGGATGCCATGGATCAGCAGGCGTTCGCCGATGCGAACCTTGCGCTCAGGGTTCACGATCTCACGGAGGATCTGACGGACGGGCGGCTCGCGGTCGAAGACCATCGCGGCGAACCAGCCGAAGACGCCCAGGAGGGCGCACCAGTAGAGGAAGTTCAGGATCTGCTGGTGGACAGGAGTCTGTCGCGGCGCTGCCGAGAGGGCGAGCGCGCGCGCATACAGGTCAATATCGGTTTCGGAAGGCTTCATGGGATCGGGGCACGGATTTTGGAGGATCATCGCGGAGCCACCCCGCCTTTGACGAGAACGACACCAAGGAGAGCAACGACGATGGCACCAATGATGATCTTCACCAGCCAGCCGATGTTGTCATTCAGCTTTTTAACATCTTCTTTGACATTCTGCATTTCGCTCTTCGTAGCGTAGCTGTTCTTCACCTCTTCGAAGAAACGGTCCAGTTTCTTGTCTAGGAGCCCGACTTGATAGGCCAGCAAGCGGACGTCGCTCTTCAAGTCGCCCTGACCGGATAGCAGCGGGGTATCGACGTTCTCTTCGGGCAAGGGGGCCATGTCCTCTCCGGAATTTGACGGCCAGGGTGAGGCGGCGCTGGACATACCGGGCCTCCCTATGGGTGTTCAGGGCCGCGCGGACGCGACGATGGCGACGATGAGGACCACGGCGAACGCGAGCGTCGCGAAGATCCAGCCGACCGGGGCGAGTTCGACGAGCATCAGAAGAACGCCCTCCGTACCTTGATCCAGGCGTCCAGAAGCGCGCTCACGCCCTTCCACACGAGGACGGCGCCGATCCCGACGAGGAACAGCGTCTTGTGCTCCACGACAAAGGACACGACGCCGGAGACGAGCGCGAACGCGGACTGGACCTGCCCGAACACGTCGTTGGCCCTGGCGACCCCGCCCTGGACGTTGTCCATGAGGCCGGTGCCCGCCGCGCCGCCGAGGCCGAGCGAGCCGAGGCCGGCCGACACCAGCCACTTCGCCGGGCCGAACAGTTCCGGCGCGTGCTTGGCGGCGTCGCCGAGCGACATGCTGGCCCGCTCGGCCGACACCCTGGCGTGGGGCCAGGTCGGCAGCCCGGCGAGGAACGCCGCGTCTACTCCGCCATCGCCGAGGCCGTTGTCCTTTCGGATCTGGGCGACCGCCCCTTGGGTCTCTCGGCCGTCGAGTCCGTCGAGCAGCCCTTTCAGATAGTAGCCCCGATCCTTCATCGCGGCCTGGACGTCCCAGAGGTCGGGATTGCCGTTCGGATGCAGGCCGGGCCGCGCCTTGGCCGCCACAGGCTTCGCCTTGCCGATCCCAAGCGCACGCTGCCACCAGGGAGCGGCAACGTCGGCTGCGGGCACGGTTGGCGCGCGCGGGGCGACGACGGCCGCCACGGGGGGCTCCTGGGGCTCCAGGCTGGCCTGCCGCATCGAGGCCAGCACCCGCTCCACCGGCTCGGGGCTGACGAGGACGTGGTTCAACCCGTCGCCGGCGTAGTAGCTCTGACCCCGGCGCTTGCCGTTGATCGCGGATAGGACCGGGAACGAGGCCCACTCCTTGGCGATCTCGTTGCCGAAGGCGGTGGCTGTCATCGTGCCGGCCATGAAGCGGTCGTAGCCGCGGTGGCGAAGCAGGATGTAGCCCAAGCGGTCCTGCACATCGGGAGTCATCCGCTCCGATCCGGAAACGGAGCCCTCGTCGCGCAGGCCCTTCAGGGTGGCAGTCATGAACTGGAGACCGCCGGCCGCCGAGGAGCCGAACTCGCGCGTGCGGCGCGGTCCGTCGGCGATCACCTCGTTGACGGTCAAGGACGTGATGGGCTTCGGCATCCGCGCCATCTTGTTGCCGAACACGGTGTCGTAGCCGCGCGGCGCCTCGTAGCTTCGGATGAAGTCGAGGAGGCGCTTGGCCGGTGCGGGGACCGATGCCATCTCAAGCCTCCGTTTCTGCCGTGAGCGGGACAGTCTGGCCGGCGAGAGCGTGCGTGCAGTCGCCGAGGAATTGGATCTGACCGTCCGTCACGAAGGAGTGGCAGACCGCAGGCGGGGCTCTGTCCCCGTCGCCTCTGTCCGCACCGGCATCTGGCCCGTTGTAGGTAACGAGAACCGATGGCGTGAACGTCGGCCGTTCATAGTTGCCGTTGAAGCCCCAACCGCCGGGGGACACGTTGACGACGTGAGGTTTCCGACATCCGGGGCAGTGAAAGCCAATGCGTCCGCCCTCGAGCGTGCGCAGAACTCCGATCCGAGCCATCGTCCCTACTCCGGCTTCGCGGGCTTGGTCGGGCCGGGCTCGTCGTCGGACACGACCGGCTCGACATGCTCGCCCACCAGGGGCGCGATGGGCACGGCCTCCTGCAGGATGCCCACGATCTCGTCGGCATCGGCGCCAGGGGCCTGCGAGGCGATGGCGGCAAGGCGCAGCAGCGCGCTCGCCGTGAGGCGGTAAGTTTCCATGATCTCTCTCCAGGGGATGCGCGGCGTCGCCCGGCCGGCGCGGGATGGTCAGGCCGTCAGGGGCGCGAAAGTTTCGCAGGGCTCGGGCACGCCTGGCGTGCTATCCGGCCCCATGCCTCGTTGGTTCTTCCTGCTCGTCGTCATCGCCCTCGGCCTGTCCGTGGCCGGTGGCATCATGATCTTCCTGCGGTCGCCGACGCCGGTGGCGCAGAAGGTGGACTGACGGGCTTCGCCTTCACGCCCCGATCGCCACGACGGTCACCACCGTCCCGTTCTGCGCCGTCGTGAACGGGGCCGTGTTCAGCAGTAGCGTTCCCTGAGAGACCATCGCCTGGACCGTGCAGCCGGCGGCCGTGGTCGCCGTGACCGCGCCGCAGACCATCTGCGACCCGGACCAGCTCTCGACCACGAAGGCCAGGGGCACCGCCTTGAACGCCGGGCTGAACGTGACCTGTGCCACGCCCGCGCCGCCCGTGACCGTGCCTGTGAAGGTCTGGAAGCGCAGGCCCGTGGCGAGGGTGTCGACGGACTGCAACTGCTGGGGCAGCCCATCCGATCCGACGACGAGCGGTGTGCGCGCGGCCATGGCCGGACCTACAGCAGGATCGGCAGTTCGACGTCCACCTCAAGCTCCGTACTGGACAGGGCCGAGCCGATGCAGACGTTGACCTGCCCGGCCGTGGTCGGCGGGGTGGCGGTGATCCGGCCCGCATTGGCCGCGTCGAGGAAGTAGTAGGCGCCGACGGCGAGCCCGCCGCTGGTGCCCGCCACCGCGTCCCACTGCGCCGTGGTGCCGGTAAGGATCCCGGATTGCGCGATGCTGCCCGTGGCGCCAGCCGCGACCGAGGCGTCATAAACCAGACCGACGACCGTCGCCGTGGCCTTCGCGTTGGCCTGCCCGCGCTTCACCGTCGTGCCCGTGGCGGCGTAGACCGGGGTTCCAAACGGAAGGGCCGTGGCGGTCTCTCCGTTCGTCGTGGTGCGCAGGGACGGGGCGTTGGTGGGCGCGGAGATCGTGTCGTTGGGCTGCAGGGCCTGGGGGAGGCCGTCGTCGCCGATGACGAGGGGCTTGCGAAGCGCCATGGGGGTGTCTCCTTCTACAGCAGGATGGGATCGGCCTGGACGGGCGCCAGGGTCTGGGGGCCGGTGGCGTTGCCGATGCGCACGAGGCAGCGGCCGGTGCCGAGGTCGGGAGTGAGGGTCAGGCCACCGGTGAGGCCGAGAAAGTACGGCTGGCCAAGGGCGAGCAACTGTGTGCCGGCGACCGCAGTCCAGTCGTTGAGGGTCAGGGCGTTGCGTGTAGCCGTCCCGACGAAGCCCTCCGCCACCGGCGCGATGAGCAGGCCGACGACGAAGGCTTCCGTGTAGGTGTCGGCGCGCGCGGGGCGCAGACTTCCGTCGAACCTCGAGATGCACACCGGCAGGCCGGCCGGAAGGTCCGCAGCTGCGCGCGCCGTGGCGGTCGGAAGATCCAGGGATCGCTGCTTGGCGAACTCCCCGTCCAGATACGCCTTCGCCTCCACGGCCGACAGAAACCCCTGCCCCGCCCGGTCCATGAGGTTGGCGTGAGCCGTCATGACGATGTCGGGCCCGACCCACTCCTTGAGGCGGATTCCGATCTTGCCCGTGGTGGGGTCGATGAAGCTCACGAGCGACCGGCGCGCGTAGGACCGATCCTCGTCGGTGATCCAAATCTCGTCGCAGTCGGGGTCGTACCAGACGGCGATCATCATCAGGCCCCCGGGTGAATGCTCTTGGGCATCAGCAGCAGCGTCTCACTGATGACGGTCACGGGCCGGGTGCTCTGCAGGAAGAACACCGCGCCATTGGCGAGGAAGGTCGCCAGCACCTGAATGGAGAACGAGAACGTGACGCGCTCGGTAACGCCGGCCCCGGCAAACAGGCTCGTGGTGTCGGACTGGAGGGGGCCGAGGGTGGATCCCGTGTCGATGTCGAGGCGCAGCTGTCCGCCTGCTTGGTCCGCCGTCACCAGCAGGTTCACCCGCATGTCGTAGAGGTCGAACATCGCGCGGGGCACGATGCGATTGTCGACGAAGAACTGATGGCCGGCGAAGGGCGGGTTGAGCAGGTCTTGGGTCTGGAGCGCGCTGGGGGCGAACACCAGCTGTTGCCGGACGTTCGGCAGGAAGGTGTCCTCCACGCCGATGGTGCGGTCGGTGTAGGTGACCTGGCCGAAGCCGGTCTGCTGGCCGGGCGCGCCGGGTCGGCCCTGCGGAGGATACGCGAACGGGGTCGGCATGGTCAGAACGCCCACGTCGGCACACCACCCACGATGCGCAGCGCCTTGCCCTCATCGGTGAGGGGGTCGAAGGCGGGATAGGCTGGTGACCCCTGCGGGCCGATGAGCATCGGCGCCGTGGCGATCCGGCCGTCGTAGGGTTGGGCGTCGAGAAGGACGGGCGCCTGCGCCGCGAGAGCGATGGCGGCTGACGACGAGCCCGGCAGAACCAGAAGCTCGGTCCGACCGAGCCACTCAATCTGCGCCGGGTTCATCGGATCCGGCCGGCGCAAAATGTCCCCGCGCACCGCCGTGGGCCGCTCGACGCGCCACGTGCGGCCCGCCACCGGCAGGTCGATCCGGAAGTACGGCGCATCCCCGCCGACGAACGCCAGCGTCCCATCCGCCGTCGAGGCCGACATAACCACCGGGCCTCCCCGGATCGGGGTGAAGTCGACGGACAGGGCCGTGCCGGAGAAGTCGATGGTTTCGCCGGGCCGGACCGCGATGGGCTGGGCCAAGAGAATGTCGGCCGTGTCGATGACGGCGGTGGCGTTCATGCGCAGTCCTTCATCTGAGCCGTGACGGCTCGGGGGACCCGCAGCCGGCGTTAGACGAAAATTTTCTGCTGGAGGATGGTGCTCTTGAAGATGCCATCCTCACCTTGAAGGAGGCGCCCAGGTACATCGATTTTTGCGATGTCCCCCTTTGCAAACCCGTCTTCGAGAGACCGAACTGCCGATACGGGGTCAGACCAGTCCGCAATTAATCCTCTTTGGACCGCTTGTCGCAAATCGTATCGCCACCACTCCGATGCGGTGATGATCTCGACTGCCTCCGCGCTGAAGCGCGATCGCTTTTTAACGGCTGGATTCCCGGCAACGATCGCGTACGGCTCAACGTCTTTCGTGACGACACTGCCTGCACCGATGACCGCGCCCGTCCCGATGGTGAGGCCGGGCAAGATTGACGCGCCTGCGCCGATCCAAACGTCATGGCCGATCGTAACGCGTTTTGTCTGAGGGCCATAGCTTTGAAGGTGATAATCGCCGTCAACGTTGAATGAATTTTCGTAAGTCAGGGTGCTAGTGGTGAGCCGATCCATGGGGTGGCTAGAGAAGCCAATGGTGCAATTGTGCCCGATGCTGCAGTAGCGCCCCACATATGTATCAAGTAGTGCGGTTTGCGGTGAAATAATAGAAAGAGAAAGTATAAGGCATTCATTCAGGGATACGCTATGATGAAGCCTAATCGTTTCTTCGTAAAGGACTGTGCCCCTTACGCCCAAAGGCATGTCAGCAATAATTCCAATTGATTTGAACCACCCAACCACGTCCGCGCTCATTGCCCGCCCCCTTGCCGCTGATCCCGTAGTGGGCGGCTTTCAGGAGTGTTAAATGATCAGCTTTTGAGCGGCCAGACGCCCGACAGGTCGCCTTTCGACACCCGGTCCGCGCGCCACAGGCTCTCAATCACGTCGGCCTCAGTGAAGCCGAACACGTCCTTCAGCTGGAGGAGCTGCGCCAGCAGGACGTTGTTGCTGTACTCGACGCGCTCCTGGGCGACGACGCCGAGCGGGTTGCCGGCGTCCACCAGGGCCTTGATCCGGGCCAGCACGTCGGCGAGGCGCCCCCAGAGCACCAGGGCCACACGCCAGTCGCCCAGCGTCGGGTTGTCGGGGATCGGATTGCGCGCAGCGATCTCGTCTGCTGTCAGCGCCACCACCTCCCGCACCGCTGGGATGGTCTTGGTCTTGGGATCGGCCTTCCCCTCGACGGGGTCGGAGAGGCGCTGCGTATCGGGATCGAACGCAGGATCATCCGCGATGGCGATGCGGAAGTAGCCCTGCCCCGTGCGCCCGGACCAGCCGAGATCGGTGATCTGATCCTCGGATGGGTTGGCGGCCACGAGCCAGGCCGGGAGCGGGCCGGCGGACTCCAGAGGTGTCAGGGTGGAGAGGGTGAGGAGGCGATAGTCGGTCATGGGGTTTCGTCCACGATGCGGATTTCGCCGGAGCCGCTGTAGGAGATGATTCCGCCGCCGCTGCCGCTTCCACCGCCGGGGTGAGTGCCAGGGGTGCCGTTCGGCCCCCCCGTGCCGCCCGTGCCTATCGGAGTTCCGTCGCCACCCGCTGCGCCGCCCGTCTGGCCCACGCCATTTGTGCCGGGAACGTTCACATCACCTCCCGTGGCGTTGCCGCCCGTAGCATTGTTGCCGGCGCCACAGGATATCGAAATGCCGGGGCCGGAAAGCGTCGTGGTCGAGACCGAGTTTTGGCTAGAGTCAGGAGAATAGACGCCGCCGAAGCTGATGGCGGACGTAAGGGCCGTGCCTTTGGTCAACGATATCGTCTTGCGCGCAAACCCGCCGGCGCCGGCGCCAACGGTGGCTGGAATGCCGCCTGCACCCCAGACATAAAACGTGTACTTGCTCGTCTTCGGCGCGACCCAAGAGGTGTCGCGGGGCCTGAGGATCGCGATGAGTTGTGGCCCGGCCGATGCGCTCTGATTGATCGCCAGCGACCCGATCTGATGCGGCTGCTGTCCCCACGCCGGCATCAGTAATCCCCCGGCAGCGGGGTGATATCGACGTACCCATTCGCAGGAAGCGTCGAGAGAAGCGCAGCGAAGAAGCCGGAGCCGGGACCGATGGCGAGGGCACGGTTCGGGGAGGCGTCCATGAAGGGCTTCGAGTCGGTGAAAAGGTCGAGGGCGGCGGTGCCGGCGGTCGAGCCCGCACCGGAGGCCAGGGTGGACGTGGCGAGGAGGTGCAGGCGCCAGAACTCGGCCGTGGCCGGCGGGGTCTCGGCCGTGAAGCTCGATGCGGCGAAGGTGAGGGTCGTCGCGGACACCGCTGTCACCTGGGCGGGCTCGACGGCGGGCAGGTTCGCCGTATTGCGGAACCCGATGCTGTCGCCGACCTGCCATCCGTCCGTGATGAACGAACCCGTGGTCCGCGTGATCGTGTTCGTCGTAATCGACGCCGTGCCCATGTCGGACACCTTCGTCAGGCGCCGGGCGGCGAACAGGCGGATGGACAGCGCGGCCGGGGTGCTCTGGAACTGCGCAGCCGTGAGGGCGAACAGGCGCGAGCCGCCAGCCAACGGAGGCGTTACGCCCGTCGCCGCATCCGCCGACGCGAACACGAACACGGGCCGGGTCGCATGCACCGGCAGGATACGCGCAGGCGAAAACGGCCGGAATGACCCGACGTGGTTTGGATCAAGTGCCATGTGGGATCTCTCAGGGGAAGGTGGCGGCGGTGTAGAGGCGGGCGACGCGGAGGGCGCGGGCCGTGTCGCCGTTGACCGGGAATGACCAGGTCGACGCGCCGTCCGACATCAGCACGGCCTCGGCCCGAGGCGACGCCAGGACGCGCGTCGGCAGGCCGTTGATCGTGTCGCCGCCTGCCGCCGCGATGGTGAGGGTGTTGGCGCTCGAGATGCCGCCCACGATGTCGAGGATGCGGTACTGGACGCCGTTGGAGACGGAAGCGGCCGTGGGCAGGGTCCACGTGCGCGGCGCCGTCAGGGGCGTCGCCACGACGATGATGCGGTCGGTGCTGAGAAGCGTCGTGTTCGTGTCGCCGGGGCTCTTGTAGGAGATGCCCTGCGCGACCTGGGCTACCAGAGCGGTGACCCACGCCGAGTTGACCGCACGCTGGCTGTTGTCGCCCAGCGGAGGGCTCGGCACCGTCGGTGTGCCGGTGAAGGCCGGGGACGCCAGGGGCGCCTTGGCCGCCAGGGCATTCGTGATCGTCGTCGCGAAGTTCGGGTCGTTCCCGAGTGCGAGCGCGAGTTCGTTGAGGGTATCAAGGGCGCCGGGTGCGCTCGCGATGAGCGCCGTGACGGCGGCCTGGATGTCGGCCGGCGTCGCCTTGCTGTCGAGCGCCGATTGCAGGCCCGCCACATCCCCGATGACGAGCGCCGCGATGGCCGCCGCCACCGCATCCGCCACCTTCGGGTCAATGGCCGCGACGGCGTCGTAAAGCTCGGAGAAGTTCGCGTTGGCCTTGCGGAACGCATCGCGGATCGGATCGCCGGTCCGGTCGTTCGCGGTCGCCCCAACGATGATGATCTGTTGCGACATTGGGCGCTCAGTTCATCAGCTCGGCGAAGGCTTTGTCGACGCCCGACTTCGCCCGGATCTTGTTCGCGGCGATGTTGGCGCGGACCTGCTCGGCCACGGCGGTGCACGCCTTCATGTGCTGGCCGATGGCGATGATCCGGGTCTTGGCCTCGGCGAGCGACAGGCTGACGGGGCCGGTCGCGTCCGAGTAGGCGACCGTCTCATCGCCCACCAAGCTGGCGAAGGTGAAGGCGTTGGTGAGGTGGCTCTGGCTGTCGAGGTCGGTCGGGACGCGGACGCCGTTCACCTCGACGCCGGCCGCCTGCGCATCGGCGAGCACCTTGGCGGCGTAGTCGTCGAGGGAGGCGTAGGTGCCTTCGGGCAGGACGGCCTGCAAGGCGGCGAGCGTCTGGTTGCCGTCGGCATCCTTCGGCCAGGGCGTCGCGCGCTGGCCGGTCGAGGTCCACGAGGAATACTCCGCATCGCCCTCGGCAATGACGGCACCACGGTCGGACGAGTAGACGGCGCCGTCCTCGCGCAGCCAGTACCAGCTGCCCGGCCGATAGAGCGGCGGGACGGTGCGCGGCAGGATATCTTCGGCGGCTTGGGTCTCAGGCATACTGCCCTCCGTTCTGGGTCGCGCCGGCCACCGTGCCGGGGAAGACGGATGCGCCGGCCCCGTAAACGATGATCACGCCGTTCAAATTGGCGAAGTAGCGGGTGCCCGTGGCGGCGCCCGAGAAGCTGCAGCCGGGCGTGACGAAGATCTGTCCGCCGCCGTTGGCGTAGGCCGCCGCGATGGAGAAGGTCGGCGAGCCCTGGATGATGACCACGGCTGCGGCGAAGTTGATCGTGCCGCCGCCGGCCGAGAACAGGCTGGCCGACGATCCCGAGAAGATGCAGCCCGCCTGGACGTTCACGGTCGAGCCGGGGCCGGCGTTGATGTGCGCGCCCGTCGTCGTGGTCGTCGTAGTGAGGGTGACGTTCAGCAGGGCGACGTTGATGCCGCCGTTGGTGGTCAGGACGTTGCCCGACGCGCTGTTATTCTGAAGGGTGACGCCCCGGAAATCGATGCCGGCGCTGCCCGACGCGCCGAGCGACCCACTGATGGTGTAGGCCGCCTGATTGCTCAGATCGCCCTGGATGACGATGTTCGAGTTGGGGCGCAGGCCGGTCGGCGCGGCGTAGGTGCCGGGCGTGCCGAGCTGGATCGTGAGCGGCTGGCCCGTCAGGACGAGGTAGGTGATGCCGTAGTTGTAGGCCGCGCCGATGGAGGCGAAGGCCTTGGACGGAGTGTTGTCGGTGCCCTTGTTGGCGTCCGAGCCGTCGGTGCGGACGTAGAGGATCGGGCTGGCGACGACGCGCTGGGCCTCGCCCTGCGCCAAGCTGGTGAGCCGGAAGAAGCCGCCGACGGCACCGCCGATGTAGCGCAGGACCGCCGGGGCGCCCTGGGGAAGATCGCCGCTCTGGATCGGCGTGCCGTTGTTGCGCCGGATCTCGCGGTTGCCGAGGCCGTTCACCGAGAGGTAGGCCGCGTCCGTGTTGCTGGACTGTGGCACGAGGCAGACGGTCATGCCCTCGTAGTAGGCGCCCGGCGCTGGGTCGAGGTTGGCGACGTAGTTGTTGATGACGCCGGTATCGTTCGCGAACTTCGCGGCGTCCTGGAACTGTGCCACCGCCGCCGCGAAGCTGTCGGCCAGGGCGCCAATGTCGCCGTCGTCGCGCGCGTCGCGCGGGCCCCGGGCCGAAGTGAACGCGCCCAGGGCCGAGGCCATGGCCGTGCCCTGCCGGAGCGCCTTGTTGAACTGCTCCGAATAGGCGGTGCCGGCGACGAAGCCGGTCAGCCGGCTCGCCAGGGCGGCGTAGGCCGACTGCGCGAGGACGTTGGCCCCGGTGGACGTGCCGAAGGGCAGGAACTGGTTGACGTTGGCCATGGGGGCTCCCAACGGGCAGGTCTGGAAACCCCGCCGGTCAGGCAGGGTCGTGAGGATGGGCTGAGAGGGGTCGGAAGGGCCTAGACGGACGCGCCCTGGAGGTACTGCGGGGTCACCCCGAAGGCGCCGCGGTCGAAGCCGCCGACGGATTCGCCGTTGAGGTCGAAGCCGAACAGCGGGGCGTCATCGGTCGAGGTGACCATCGTCTCCATCTGAACGCCGGCCGGCTTGATCGGCAGGAGGCGGTTGGCGAGGATGGCAAGGTCGATGGCGTCCGGCATCTTGCCCGACACCGTGACGGTGATCTCCATATCCAGAGAGGTCCGACTGGCGTCGATCTCGTTCGGACCGATCCAGCGGGACTGGTCGAGGCCGCGGCCTGGGGTGTCGAACGCGAAGATGTGCGGTTCGATCAGCGCGGCGTCGAAGCCCCGACCGTCGATGTCGAAGGCGAAGAACGTCTCCGGCGTGTGGGCCTCGGTCCGGTCCTCGATCACCACCCGCGTGTCTGGATCGGTGAAGTATGCGTCCAGCACGTCCTGCGCGCCAGCCAGCGTGCCGTCCTGGCGGTTGGCGATGGCCTTGGCCTTGAGAAGCCGGCGGTAGCGTTCATCCTCCAGGGTGAAGGCGCCGATGATCGTGTCGAACGGCCCGCGCCAGACGCCAACGTCGAGGCCGCGGTCGGGATCGTCCAGGGCAAAGTAGTTGCCCCGGACCGGGTAGGAGATCTCGCGCGTGCGGCCGATGTAGCCACCGAGAGTGTCGAGCTGCACGCCGATGGCGCTGTCGAGGTCGAAAGCCGGGCCGACGCCCGCGATGGCCCTCTGCGCCTCGGCGACGGGGCTGACGGACGCGCGGACCGTCTCGGTGAACCGCGCTTTCCCGCGATGCCAGCTCGTGATGAGGGCGACGTACTGGTCGCCGGGCTCGCTCACTGCGTCACCGTGAAGAAGATGGAGGCCGGGTCACAGGTCGGCGCCTCGTCGAAGCGGAACGGAAAGTCGGCCGACCCGAGGGGTTGCCCATCGAGCCCCACCGATAAGGACAGGATCTCGAAGGTGCGCTCGGCCGGGTCGCCCCGCAGCAGGGCCGGCCCATACGCCCGGGTCAGCAGCAGCGCGCCGTCCTGCCCACCGCCGATCCCGAGGCCGACGGTCCAGTCCGTGAGCGCCTGGGCGATCTTGGCCTGGACCTCGAGGTTGTAGCCCTTCAGCGCCTTGAGGCTGACGCCGTAGGCCACGGGGACCGCCACGGGGCGGGAGAACGCGATGGCGCGGGCGATGCCGAGCCGGTCGCCGGTGGTGACCTTCGTCGTGCCGTAGGTCGAGACGCCGGGCCCCTTCCGGGCCGCGATCAGCGCCGCGATCATCTGGGCGTCGCCGCCGTCGACGACAAAGGCGATGCTGTGGCCCGGCAGGCCATTGTCGTCCGTCTGGTCTAGGTCGTTCTCGTAGACCCGGAAGCGGGCGACGCCCTCCATCGCGGCGATGGTGCCGGCGACGCCCTCGAGGAGCGTCCGCGCGGCGAGCGTGGTCGAGAGAGTCTGGCGCTGACGCAGGGCCGCGTCGCTCTCCACCGGCAGGCCGGGGGTGGCCGCTGCGGGGTTCGTCACGCTCTGCCAGCCGAAGGTTGGGGTTGCGATGCTGGTGATGGTGCCCGCCGCCGCCGCGATGGCGCCGAGGTCGGCGGCTGTCGCCGTCACCGTGATTTCGCCGGCAAGCGGGAAGGTGACGAGGGCGGGGAGCACCCACTGCGTCCCGGCCCCGTCGGCCGCGATGCCGCCCGTGATCGTCGCGCCGGCTTGGCCGATGAGGCGCAGATCGACGCTGGACCGGGTCGCGCCCGATCGGGTGAGCCCGTTGATCTTCACGATGCGGTCGAGGCCGACGCCCTGCGCGCCCGCGGGGGAGAACGAGTTGTAGACCGACACGGCCACCGCGTTCGCATCGTGAAAGGCGCTGGCGATGAGCTGCACCCACTGCCCGTCCTGGCAGTCGTTTCCGAGGTAGACGTCCTGCCCGTAGATGCCTCGGAACGCCGCCTGGAAGAACGCCTGCACATCGGCCTCCGCCGGCATGTGGATGCCGGTCGCGTCAATGGTGACGAGGGGAGTGGATGCCATCGGTCAGGACGCCTGAAAGCTGATGGGGCCGTACTGCGTGGAGATCGTCACCTGGGCCGCGAACGCGCGGGTGTCGCGGTTCAGCTGGCTCGCGTAGGCGTCGATGCTGGTCAGCCCCGGGGTGCCGAGGATGCGCGAGCGAATGACGAGGTCGCGGGTTGGCCCGGTGTACTTGCCCAGCACCTCCGTGCGCCACGGAGTGCCATCGGTCGTGTCCCGGAACCACTCGCCGCGGTAGAGCTGCAGGCGAGACTGCGCGATCTGGGCGACGCCCTCGGGGCTGTCCCGGTGGTAGTCGGCTTGGTTGCGGCCGAACTGCATGTCGCCGTTCTCGTCGACCTTGCGGACTCGCATCAGCGGCCCCAGAACGCGGCGAGCGCGTAGCGGGCAGTCTGGTAGCCCTCGTGAGGCGCCTGGGCGCCGTAGGCGGCGAACAGCGCGCCAGTCATCAGCGCGCCGATGACGGCCCCGATGCCGCCCTGCAGGATGCCCTGCAGCACGCCGGCGCCGATGGGCAGGGTCGATGTCACCTTTCCGTCCACGGCCAGCGCACCCTTCATGTCGATGCCGGACGTCGCGTCGACAGCGAGCTTCATCGCGGTCTTCATGGAGATGCCGGAGGCGGGGTTCAGGTTGAGGGTGTGCTTGCCGCTATCGACGGACGCGGCGATTCCGTTCTCCGGGTGCCACGCCATGGTGTGCTTGCCGCCCTCGACGGAGACGGCCACGCCGTTCTTCGGGTGGACGGAGGTCTTGTGCTTGCCGTCGTCGGTCCGGGTCTCGGCCGCCTCGGTGTTGATGTCCTTCAGGTCGCGCGGCTGGGAGCGCAGGCCGGGGAGGAAGATGCCATCCGAGAGGTGGTGCGAGCGGGTGTCCACGGCCTGCTGCGAGCCACCGGACTGGTGTCAGGCGTCGATGGCGCGGGAGGCGAACAGGACCATGCCTTCTCCGCCCTGCTTGATCGGGAACGTCGCCGTCATGCCGCCGCCGCCCATGAAGTGGACGATGCCTTCCACCTCGGGAAGGTCGACGTGCTTCAGGTTGCCGTCCGCGTCGCGCGTCTGCGCCTTCACGGTCGGCTGGAGCATGGCCTTTTTGCCGTCCGAGTCCTTCGTGATGGTCACGGGCAGCATGGTGTAGGTGTTGCGGTTCTCAGCCTGGATTGCCGCTCGGATGATCTCCTCGAAGTCGGCCGTGCCGCCGAGTTCGAGGATGCGCTCGCGCAGGTCCATCGTCAGTTCCAGCCCATCGAGATCTGCGACTTGGTCGGTCCGGCGCCGCTCTTGGCGATGCAGTAGAGCTCGCAGTACCAGGGCGGACCCCGGGTATCGCCGATGTGGTCCATGCCGACTACGCGGTAGAGGCCGTCGGCTGCCAGCGAGGGCAGGTACGGCTCGGAGTTGAAGGGCTCGCCGCCGTAGGAGAGGTTCTGCGCGGCCTGCTGGATGCTCTTCTGGTCGATCTGGACCGTCGAGTTGATGCCGATCCGGGTGTTGATGAGGCAGCGGGCCAGGATGCCCTGCTCCGTCTGCGCCGGCAGGCCGATCAGCCCGGTGCGCGAGTTCAGGACAATGGCCCCGCCATCCCGCGCGCCGTCCTTCGGGATCACGTCGAGGTTGTCGTCGCGGATGTTCCAGGTGCAGCCGGCCGAGTAGGCCAGCGTGCGGAGGTGGTCGCGGGCCATGCCGAACAGCGTCACGGGGCGCGGGTATTTCATCTTGGCGAGCGCGTCGGGGATCTGCCCCTGCGCCACCCCGAAAGGCTTCATCGCGTCGAGGCAGGCCTTGTAGATGTCCTGCCCCGTCGAGCCGGCTGGCAGGGTCTTGTTCACGATGGCGTTGTTGTAGGCCCGCTCCTGGGTCGCAGCGAACACGTCGAGGTAGGTGTCGGTCGGCGTCTCGCGGCCCATGCGGACCTGTTTGATCTCGCCCTTGAAAATTCGTCCCATGCCTTCGAGGTAGCCGGCGTCCAACTCGACGGTCTTGCCCTTCTGGCCCAGCAGCTTCTTCGACGTGCTGTCGCTCAGGTTCGTGATGCGGATCTCGGCGACGCGCGGCGCCTGGAGGGTCGAGTCCTTGATGTTGAAGCGAACCCGCAAGGCCGTGTCGTCCCTCGCGTCGGCCGCGCCCGTCAGTTCGATCACCGTGCCGGCCACATTGATTTTCGCGCGGCGGATGAACTGCAGCGACATCAGGCGGCCTCGAAGTACAGCCGGGCGTTCGTGCCCAGGTCGTTGAAGCCTGGGGGCGAGGCCGGATCGGCCACGTCGATCACGAACAGGCGCCCACCGATTCCGAGGTAGGCGTAGGGCTTCAGGAGGTTCAGGCCCGTCACCAGGGGGATGCCGCAGACCAGCGGGTTGCCGGCCGCGTCCGAGATGTCGAGGATCCAGCCGCCCTCCTCCGCATCTGCGTAGACGAGCCGGAAGGTGAAGGTGCCGCCGGGCAGGTCCACGCTCAGGGTGCAGGGCGCGTTGGCGATGGGGATTTCGTAGAGCGTAGTACCGGCGTTGCGCAGGCTGGCGGGGTTGAACGCCCAGGGGACGAAGATGCCGCCATCCGCGGTGTAGCGGGTCGTATCGGCGGTGATCGCGGTGTTGTCGGCGGTCGGGGCGTAGGGCGACGGGAAAGCCATGCGTCGTCCTCAAAAGAGGCTGAACCCCTTGGCGTCAAACGCCGAGGGGTAGCGGCCGAACAGGGCCGTATTGCCGGTGTCGCCCGGAGCGAACAGTGGGCCGGAGAACGATTCCCCGCTGCCTGGCGTGACGTAGGTGGTCGACGGGTTGGCCGGATCGAACGAGATCATCTCGCCGATCTCAACGTCGCCGCCGCCGATGAGGCTGGTACCGCCTCCGAGAAACGAGGTGTTGCCCGCTGTCGAGAGCCCGAAAGAGCTGTCCGCCGGCACGCTCAACGGCGTCATCTGGGTTGACCCATTGTCCGTCGTGGGCGCGGTCTTTTCCGGCATCGCCTGCGCCTCTTTCGGGGCACTGCGAGACTGGGTCTGTGTCAGGAGGACTTGCCGCAGCCCCACAATGAGGATGAGGCTGTTTTCGGTGCCCTCATCCGTCTCATGGGCGAGACGCTCTACCAGCATGTTCCGGTAGAACTTTTTGCCGGTGTAGACGTCGATGAGGTTGCGACTGACCTGAAGCGAGTCGAAGAGCTGAACGACCTGCTGAACGTACCCCTCCGTCCCGGCCGTCGAGTTCGAGAAACCGCATCGCATGATGACGCGCGACGGAATCTTGAAAGCGTGGTCGCTGATCGCGGCTCCGGTCTCAACCGGATGGTCCGTGATCGCCAGATCGTCCGTATGGCCTTCCGAGATCGCAACGTCGGGGACGATGGTCCCGATGGACCGCATCGGCGACGAGATCAGCGCGTAGGGCGCGAGCGCGTCGCCAATCAGGCCAACGGCCGCTCCGATAAGTCCGGCTGCCATGGGGGTCTCACTCGATCGTGAAGCCCCCATCACTTTGGGACGGCCTCTCTACGGGGTGTCTTCGCGAAGCGCGGTGATCGCCGCATCAATGGCGGGTAGGTCGAGCTCCAGCGATTGGCCGTCGACTGTCTTCGGTGGCACCTTCACGAATGGCATGTCAGCGCCGCGCGCGAGCAGACCGAACCGCTCGATCACCCAAGGCGCCGTGCCTGGGACGGACAACTCGATCAGCCTCGCGTGAGGCGCTAGCATGCTGTTGAGGAGGCCGGCCCCATGAAGGCCGATGAATATCCGCCCGCCGCGGAACGTGTCGAAGTACTCCGGTCCGGCGATCTCGGAGGCGTCGATTGTCGTGAAGCCACGCTTTTCCAGAAGCTCCAAGAAGGCGCCGTAGTTCGTGGCGCTCGGCTCGTGCTGGCCCCGACTGGATTTCGTCCTCGAGATGAACAGGTCCCGAGGGGGTGAGGCTGGATGCGCGGCGAGGGCGACATCAAGAAGCGAGCGCATCCGCAGCATCGCGCCCCGCGATATTTGCCGTGAAGTGTCGTCGAAGAGTGGCGTCGGCACGTAGAGCTTCTTGACCCGCCAGAAGCGATGATGGCCAAACACGCGCCGCTCTGCGTGGCGCCCCATGGTGCGGGTCAGGATCTCTTCGGAGATCGGAAGACCGAGGGCGGCCCCCGGCATAAACGGGACGAGGTCGGGCACCTGAATGGTGCACTCGTGGAAAGTCGGAACCTGCGCGATCGTGTCGTGGATCAGGTGGGCGAAATTGACCGTTGCCAAGCCAGCATTGAAGAGGAAGGCCGGGGCCTCCAGCGTCTCGTAACTCTCTGCATTCCAATGGCTGATCTCGCCGCAGAACGCGTCGTATCCGCCGAGATTATTGCCGGCCAGTTCGTTGACCAGATACAGCGACTCCTCACCGACGTGCCAGTTGGGGCCAAGCGCATGCGCATCCCAAACTAGGCTCGATCCGTGAATGACGAAGCCTCGCGGCGTGACGATCGCATCCTCAAGGCAGACCACATCAACGGGTATATCGCCGAGGCCGGAGGTAAACACCGACCTCCGCATGGCGGAAAAATGCCCGTCTCCAATGGATCTGACCTTCAGCCTTCTGGCGTCGGCCGGCAGGGCGTCCTGCCTGGAAATCTGCCCGAAGAGGCGCCTGTTGGCCTCGGGAATACCGATGATCTGCTTCGAGAGATGAGCGAACGAGAAGCGCGGAAGGTGTCGCGGGGACGGAATACGCTCAACCAACCGGAGGTCTCGGAGGGCCGAAAGGTCGTTCTCCTCAAATTCTGGAGCCTTGGCCGGGCGGCGGAATGGATTCTTCAAATTGCAACGCTCCCCATGCCCTCGCTTTGGGGTAGCCGATGCCAGTTGCGCGAACAAGCGCGGGGCCTATCTTGCGATCCATGCGCACCACTCTGATTGCCCCTTATTTTCTCGTTGGATCTCTGGCGGCGGTTCCCTGCCAGGCCCTTGAGTACGCCGGCACCTGCCGGGGTGCTTCGGCAACCATCACCGCTATTGAGGGGATTGATACGAGCCGAGCTCGCGTCACCGCTCAACACAGTCGTCCAGACGCGATTTCGTACTGCTACTACTCGCTTGGCAGAGCTGAGGGCAAAAGCTCACCCAAGCCATCCGCCATCTCGGCCTGCGCCGACGGGTTCCTGCGGGAGGCGGCAGCCTCTGGCCCGATCACCGCTGAAGCCAACTGCAAAACGGGCAAACTCAGCACGGCCGGCGGCAAATGGTCGAACGCCTACTCATTCCCCGTCACGCCTATGTGCGGCGACGACAATAATCAGGCGATCGCCATTTTTCGCGTGATGTGCCCATCGTTCGAGAACGTCGAGAAGTTAAACTGAGCGTCAAGCGAACATGCTGGACGCGTAGCGGACGTCGTCGGCGTTCTGCCTTTCCTTGTGCCGCCGGAACACTGCCGCGCCCTCGTCGGCGCCGCCCGCAACGTTTTGGGTGATGTTCGTCGTTCCACCGTTGAAGGTCTGATGCTTCACCGAGGAGTTGTTCGTCGCCCCCTCAGTGCCGACGGGGGGCGCCACGAAGAACTTGCCGGGATCGAATCCCTGCGTCGCCTCTCCGAACGTGCGCAGCTTGCCGGTGTCCAGCGTCTTCAACGCGTCGTTGAAACGAGCGATCGCGTCCCGCGCCTGATCGGTCATCTTGTTGTCGGGCGCTCGCTGAGTGGGTTCAGGCGAGGCGGGGGGCGTAGATGCTTCAGGAGCGGGCTTGGATGCGCTCGTATCTAGATCCATAACCACGCCCGGCGCATCTGGCATGGATTTAGGCTTCAGCACAGCAGGTGCCCCGTTCGGCAACAGTCCGGCCGAGGGCTTTTCGTCCAGGCTTGCCGGCGCCGCCTGTTCTGGACCAATGCGCAAGGCTCGCTCGACGGCGCCTGCCCGGTGATTGATGATCGCGGGCGCCTCAAACTCGCGCGTGATTGCGTTGGTGTCGGCGGTGATGTTGCCAGACCCCTCGCCCATCAGAATGCGCTTTGTCGTGCCGTACCCGCCCGACATGGCCTCGTGCGCCATATAACGCATCTGGCCTTCGGCTGAATTGCGGGCGTATCCGTTCTTTTCGAGCCACTTCACCATCTGACTGCGTCGCGCGCCTTTGTAGTCACCCCATCCCTTGGGATCGCGAGCGCCATAGATGCCGTAGCCGGTTCCGCTGTCGTGAACCTTGTTGGGATCAAGTCCAGACTCCATCGTGGCCTGGCCAACGAGATGTGCCGCTGATTGCCGAAGCTGCTTCTCGGGCACGCCCTCCCTGCGAAGCTGATCCATTGCGTAGGCCATCATCTTGCCGACCGGCGCGGCCCCGCGAGTGCCGGTGCCGTCACCACGTGGAGCGGAGCCCCCATCATCTTCGCGCCCGCCACCGGCCCCGGACGGAGCATCCTTCCCCCCGAGGAACTTGGGAGCGATTCGCTCATACCAACTGCGCGTGTCGCCCGGCGCCTTCCGCGGCCCCAAGCTTCCGTTCCCGTTGGCATCCACGCCAGGCAAGCCGAGATCGTTGCCATTGATGTCGGGGCGGCCGCCATGCACGACGCCCTTGCTCGGGTCCGACCCCGCCACCAGAGCCCCTGTGATTCCCAGGGCGCCCAGCGCGGGCAACCCCAGAGCGCCGAGGAATGGCGACAGAAGGAAGAGGAGCGGTTTCAGATCCTTCAGAATGCTGGCGAACGCGCCGGTGATCTTGGCGACGAACACGGTCGCCACGAAGATCGCCAGGGCCTCTAGGGCATTCTTGATTCCCTCGGTGTTGGCAGTCCACTTGCCCGTGGCGTCGTCCACCTTCCCGAAGGTGTTGAGCACCCCGTCGAGGAACGATTTCACTCGATCGCTGGTCGCGAGCTCAAGGAATGCCCGAGATACCGCCAGCACGATCTGTGCGACCTTCGACAGGATCTCGGCGATCTGGTCGCCGTGCTGCTCCACGAAGGTCGTGAACGATTTCAGGTTCCCGCCCACGTCCGCGAAGATCTTGGACGCCGCCTTCTCCCCGACAATGGAGATCGAATCCCACATATCGCGGAAGGCGTGTTGCAGGCCCTTGGCGTCCTCTTTCGCCGCGTCGGGATTGAAGCCCATCCGGGCGTGCTTCGCGCGCTCTGCCGCCTCTTCCGCGGCGAGTTTCGCCGGGTCGGTGGCGCGCCAAGTCTGCTCGGAGATGCCCATCTCCTGGGCGTAGAGCAGCTGCTGCTCGTAGGGCTTGGAGGCCCCGACGTTCTTTCGGAACTCCTTGTAGAGGTCGGCCGCGCCGCGGATGTTGCCTTTGGCGTCCCGGGCTTCGACGCCGACGCTCTTCAGGAAAGCGGTGTACCCCTGCGGGTTGGACCGCAGCCGTTCGGCGAAGCTCTCCAGGTCGTTCAGCGCCCCGCCGGCCGTGCCGCCGAGTTGCGATACCGCCTGCGAGAATACCTTGAGGTCCGCGACGGAGGACTTCGTTCGATCCGACGCGTATGCCATTGCCTCGAGCTTCGCGGCCACCTGCGTCGCGTACCCGGCGAAGGCCAAGGCAGCCCCCTGCACGGCCAGAGCGGCGCCGACGGCCACGCTCGCAATTCGGGTCAGACCGGCAGCGCTGCGCTGGTGGTGCTCTTCCTCGGCCTTGCGGAGCCGCGTCAGCCACTTGATGCGATCCTCATCGGTCTCCGCATGCTTCGCCGCCTGCCTGAGCGTGCGACGAAGGGCGAGCCCACCGAACCGCTTGTCGATTTCCTCCAGCTTCTCCGCGTACCGGACCCGGTCGCCGAAGCTCTTAGCCTCGGTCGTGCCGCGGATTAGCGCTTCACGAAGTTGCGCCTTCGTCGTGCGCTTGTCGGACGTGGTGACGGTGCGCTCGAACCCGGCCTGCGCATCTTCCGCCTTACGCCGCGAGCCCTCATCGGCGGCGAAGCCGATCGCAATGAGAAACTCCCGGATCGTATCGCTCATGATTCGGGTCCGGGGCTATTGTTGATAGTTCAGCAGCGCGCGCGGCAAATAGCTTTGATCGGTGTTGGCCGCAGCGCAGTACAAAATGTTGTACCAGTCCTGACCGCGCATCACGCCGACGCGGTCAATCCCATAGACCTTGTAGCGTCCGTCCGTGGCGATGCTGGGGAGCTTCGCGTTGTTGGGCGTCTCGTAGCCGAACGTCGAGTCGGGTGCGGCGAGATCAATCGACTTCTCATCCAGACGGATCACGCCGCCGCATTGGATGTTATTGAGCAGCGTCCGGACGATGATCCCGTTAAACGTCTGCGTCGCCCGGCCGATCAGTCCCGTGCGGGAGTTCAGAACGTATTCCCCCCCGGGCTTGGCCTCGGTCTTGTGCAGGACGTCGAGCTGCCCCGATTGGAACGACCAGTCCGCGCCGATGTCCCTGGCGATGGTGCGCATCTGCTCTCGCGCGAGGCCGAACAGGGTCACAGGGCGCGGAAAGGTGAAGCCGGCGAGCTTCGACGACATGAAGCCCTTCGACACCCCGTAGGGGCCGAACGCCTTCAGGCACTCGTCCACGACCTGTTGGCGCGTCGATCCGGCCGGCAGCGTCTTGCTCACCTGGGCTCGGATGTAGGCCTGATCCCCGTCGCCGCAGAACAGGTCCACGAAGGTGTCGGTTCCTTTGACCTTCCCGCGGTTGCCCTGCTTGATGGTCCCCTTGAAGATCGCGCTGTAGCGCCCCCTGTATCCCGCCTCCAGGATGATCTCCTGGTTCTGCTTGCAGAGCTTGGTCCGGCTGTCTTCCGTCAGGTTGTAGACGCGGATCTCGGCGATGTTCGGCATCTGGACCGTCTTCTGGCGCACCAGAAATTCGACCGCGGCATCGTCGAGGTTCCACGTGTTTCCGCCGGAGGTGAGCCGGCAGACGCGGATGAACTGGACAGCCAACGCTCAGCCCCTTTTCCTGTTGGCCTCGGCGGCCCTCTGCGCGCGGGCCCTGTTCTCTTCGCGGGCCGAGAGGGCGTCGTTCAGCTTGGCGACGTCCGCGAGGCGCAGCGTCCCATTGACAAGGGCCTCGTAGGTACACAGCGGCGGGTCGGCGAGCGCGGGGCGCATCAGCCAGTCTTCGTTGTCCGGCAGCCTCACCGGGCTGTAGTCGGAGCCAGAAGCCCGAGTTCGGTCAAACTGGATTGAGCTTGTGAAAAAAAAACCGTGATGGCCTCGCGCAGGACTTGGTAGCAGATTTGCAGGATGTGGTTCATCCGCAACTGCGGTAGGGCGACCGTCCGCCCGGCAGGGTCCCACGTCGGCGCCCAGGCCTCTCCGTCCCGCGCCTCCGTCACGCTCAGGCATTTCGTCATGACGAAGTCGGCATCGTCGTCCGTCAGGGCGGACAGGGCCTTCAGCAGCGGCGCAGCGCCCTCGGTGAAGGAGGCGAGCGAGCCAAGATCATCGCCTTCTTCACTCTTCCCCGTCGCCAGGGCCGTGACGAAGAGCCCTGCGCCTTTGACCAGGGGGGCGACTCGCCGAGCGCAGTGGAACTCATCCTTCGCGTTTAGCAGCCGGTGCCGGAACTCGTCCTCGCCAATGGTGAAACGAACAGGCTGCGTGTCCGGCGGCATCAGGTTCCCTCCGACAAGCGCATGGATTTGATGACGCCCTGCGCAATCTGCTTCTGCGGCTCGAGAAAGCTGATGCCGGGCCCGGCCTGCCCCATCAGCCCCTTCAAGCGGTCCTGTAGTCCCTGGAGAACCGCCACAGCGGGGTTGCCCTGCGCGATGACGGCCAGGGCGTCTTGCACCGGCTTGAGTTGTGCCGCCTGGACATCCGGCCGGGCGCCGCGGGCGAGGATGGCTTCGGCTTGGCGCTGCAGGTCATCGACCCGCGCGAGGATCGGGTTCATCTCGATCAGCTTCGCGATCTGCGCCTCCAGGCCCGCAATCAGCGCCTCGATGCCGCCGGAAAGGACCGATCCGAGACCGCCGATGGAAGGGTTGAGGAACATGCCCAGCGCCTGCTGGATCTGCGTCTGAGCGTAAGCCTGCGCCTTGCCCTCAATCGCACCCACGATGGCGTCGAGGCCGCCGGGGTTCTGGTTTAGGAGACCGGACAGCGCCGCGACCTCGGGCACCCGGATTTGCGTCAGCTCGCGCAACTTCGATGTGACGTCGAATAGGGCATGTGCGGTCTTCTCCACCTGACCGACGCGCGCGCTGAGGCCCTTCAACGCTTCGTTCAGATGCCGGTCGGTCGTGTTCTCGGTATTAGGCCCACGCCCGGCCTTCGCGTCGCCGGCCGCCAGGGTGACGGTCTTGGATACGATCTCGACCTGCCCCGTCTTGGCGTTGACGTCGAAGACCTGTTTGCCGCCGTTGACGGTGACCTTCACCCCGTTCGTTGGGTGAGTGATGGTCCGATGCTTGCCGTCGTCCGACCGGGCCTCGGCTGCCTCGGTGTTGATGTCGGGGATGTCCCGAGGCTTCGACCTGATGCCGGGCACGAACATGCCATCGGAGAGCTGATGGGTGCGGGTGGAAACGGCCTGTTGCACGCCACCCGACTCTCGCCAAGCATCGAAGGCCGCCATGCCGAACGATACGAACCCCTCGTTGCCGGTCTTAATTGGGAGCGTGAGCGCCGTGTCGCCGCCGCCAGCCTGGTGCACGATGGCTTCGATTTCGGGGAGCTGAACGTACTCCATCGTGCCGTCGTCCTTCCGGCGCGGCACCTTCACTGTGGGCTGCAACCGAACCGTCTTGCCGTCGCTGTCCGTGACCACCTTCACGGGCACGCTCGTGTGGATCTGCGCCCGCTCGGCCTCGATCACAGCGCGAGCCACATCCTCCATCGTCTGGCCGTTGCCGAAGGCGGCCGAAGCGGCTTCTGCCGACCCGGGACCACCGTAGAGATCGCCGGCCATTCCTAGCCTCTCCCGGCCGCTGCCATCACATCGGGCGGCACCGGCACGCGACGACCGTTCTCCCAGATCGTTGGGCCGTCGGCCGGGGCCGCGGCGGGCGTCTGGCTCATGGCCGTAGCGAAGGCAGGGCCGGCGCGCAGCTTCAAGGAGGCGACATATTCGGCAATGCGATCCTTGAACTCGCCCACGAGGTACTGACCCACGATGGCGAGAGTCATGAACCCGTCGATGTCGGGGAAGGTCGGCTGGTCCAGCTTGTCCCACCAGACCTGCCGTTTCGCGCCGGTCTCATCTGCGCGCCAGACCTTCTTCATCACCTTGCGGATGATGTCGTTGACCGTTTCCTCGTCGATGGACGACGCGGCCTCAAGGATGCCCGTGGCGAGCTCCATCGACGCCTCGGCCAGTTCAGCCTGTGAAATCGGATCGGCATCCTTCGCCGCGCCGATGCCGGCCACCTTGCTCAGGCGTTGCAGGATGACGGCACGGCCGCTCTCGGGCTTCAGGGCGCCGAGGACCAGGGGTGCCAAGCGCCGAGCGAGATGGACCTGTTCGAGGGGCAGCAAGCCATGGCACTCATAGTCATGGCCGCCGAGCTTGAAGCTGTGCGTGATCCTGATCTGGCGCTGGAGCAGCGCGCTGTTGATGGCCTTGTCGGTCATCGAGTTCCCCATCCCGGAAGGTCGGACCAGGACCGCTGAAGCAGCGCGGCTGACCACCCGGCCCGGTCGCCTGCGGTGTCGTCGACGGTGGCGATCACGAAGCTCAGCCCCTCAATGCCGGCCATGGCCGAAATCGCCTCGCCGTCCGCGCGCAGCGCCATGCAGTCGGCGAGGTCGTGGCCGTCCACGTCGGGGAGCGGTTGGATCTCGGCAAGCCTGGAGCGGATGCGCGCGATATGCGGAGCAAGGTCGTCGGCGAGCGGCGCGAAGGCCGTCAGGACGTCGAGCGCCGTAACGGCCTCATCTGCCATCACCCGCGGACCTTAGAACGCAAGACCCGTCCCGAGCTTCTGCGAGATGTGCCCGCAGTCGAAGACCCATTCCTGCATCCCGCCCTCGGTGGCGTTCACGTTGTCCGGGAGCTTCTGGAAAGCGCAGGCGCGGGCCGTGAAGCTGTCGCCGGCCACCGGGTTGCTCGCGCTGATCACGTTGCGACCGTGGAAGGCCGAAGACGTGGTTTGGAAGTTGTAGAGGTCCATCAGCAGTGCGTTGAGCACGCCGGTCTTCTGGACGCGGATGGTGATGGTACCGGTGCTGGCGACGCGTAGGGAGTGCATCACCGAGCCGTCTGCGCCCGACACCATCGTGTTTTTCGGGTCGCGCATGGCGATGGTGATGCCCTCGTCGGCGATGCCGCCCTCGGAGAGCGAGAACGTGCCGTTGGGGGCGTCGATGGCGGCCTGGAAGTCCGCGAACGAATAGGAGCCGTAAGTGCCGTTGTCGGACATCGATCAGACCTCGATTAGCGATTGACGGAGATCAGGACGTCCACGGAATGGACCGCACCGGCGAGCTTCACGGCGACCTGCATGGGAACCGACTTGCGGGCCTCGCGGTCCGCCTGGGACTGCAGCGCGACCGGCATGCAGTAGACGTAGAACCCGGTATCGAGGGCGTCGCCGGTCTTCAGGGCGCCGAAGCCGCCCGCGTTCCAGATGCCGGGCGCGACGAGGCCGTTGGTCACGGCCTGGGTCAGGCGCCCCTCGATCACGGTCTTGAGGAGGTGCATGCCCGCGTCGGTCTGGGAGACCTTCGGCTGGGTCAACAGCGTGTTGTAGAGGGCGGTCTGGATGTCGTTCTCCAGCCAGTCGAGACCCTGGACCTCGTCGAAGAACGACCCGTCGGCCATCGTGCCTTCCTGGAGGATGGCCGTGGCGTTGTCGTAGTTCACGAAGACGTTGACGCCCTTCGCCTTCAGGGTCCGGGCCTGGGTCTCGGTCAGGGTCTCGGCGACGACGCCGGGCTCCTGCTTGAATTTCATGGTGAGGGTCGTGTTTGAGCCCTGGAAGTTGATGGTCGCGGCCCGGCCGAAGAACGAGGCGACGGCGTAGGGGCTGACGCTGGCGTACTGCGAGAAGGTCCGGCGCAGGTTGGCCGTCTTCAGCAGCGAGCCGAGGTCCGTGGTCGAGGTGGGGTCGATCACGCTGGTGTCGTTGAGCGTCAGACCGAAGATGCGCTTCTTGCCCTGGGCCTCGATGAAGGCGGCCGCGGCGAGCGTGTCGGAGTTCTGCACGCCCGTGGCGGCGAGGATCGCGGCGTACCAGTCACCGGACCGGTCCGCGAGGGCGGCGAGCGCCTGGACCAGCGTCTCGGCGACGATGCCGCCGACGGGCGCCGAGGCGGTGGCGGAGGTCAGCTTCAGCAGGCCGGAGATGTCGGTGCCGGATCCGGTCGGGCTGGCATACGACAGCGTCGAGGATGCGCCCGTGGACCCGCTCGTCACCTCGAACCGGCCGATGTTGGCGTTCCACACCACTGTGGCGCCGGTGAGCGCGGTATCAATGATGGCGGCCACCCCATTGAGGTTGGTCGCGCCGGAGAAGTTCAGGGCCGTCAGCGTCTTCTCGCTGCCATCGACGCTGATCTTCATCGACCCAGCGGTGATGGCCGTGAAATTGGTGATCAGCCGCTCGAAGCTCGTCAGCACGCCACCGCGCAGCGAGCCGGCGGTGTCGGTCTGGGCGAAGCGGCCGATGTAGACGATGTTGGGCTGCGGCGACTGGCCGAAGTGGCGGGCCGCAGCCTGGTACTCCGGCGAGTTGGTCGGGAAGTCGCCCGTCACCCCGGCGAGGTTCGGATAGGCGCGGATGCGCTCCACCGTGTCGATGACCGCGCTGGGGCCCACGATGAGCGCCGCACCGAAGTTGCGCGTGGGCGCCGCGACCGGCGAGATGCTGACGCTGACGTTGACCACGTCGCTGACGGGAAGACCGGATGCCATGGGCCTAGTTCTCCGTGGACCAAGTCTGGTCGTGGGGTTCGGTGCGGAAGGCGCCTTCGGCCTCGACGAGGTTGCGAACGGCGTAGGTGCGGTCGATGCGGCGCCGGATGCGGAACGTGATGTCCTGGCGGCGCTGGAAGGTCGTGTTGACGAGGGACGGGGCGTTGATGTTCGGCCCAACGTCGACGAGGGCGGCGTGGGCGAAGAACAAGGGCTCGCGGTTCTGCGGGAGAGCGAGGCCGTCACGGAGGAGCGCGGCGAGGCCCCCGGCACCCGGCCCGTAGAACGAGGCCATCACCTCAAGCATCTCGTAGCGCCGGAGGGTGTCGGTCCCCTCGCCCTCCGGGTTGTGGATGATGGAGGCGCGGGACCCGCCGTCGGCCGTCGTGCGCATCACGCCGATGGCGCACCAGTTCGTGTCCTTCGGCGGCGCCTGGGGCGGCTTTTCTTGCCAGCGCGGGCGCACCATGCCGGGCGCCAAGCCCGTGATGTCGCGCACGAGGCGCCCGAGGACGACGTCGAACTCGAGATCGGCGGGCACCGCCCCGGACAAGGGCAGCAGCGCGCCACCCGTCGCGGAGGTGTTCGCCATCACAACTCGCTGGGGATGAGGTCTTTCATCTGCGCGATGGCGCGCACGAAGCCCGCGCCGTAGCGCGTCCAGTCCGCGACGTCGGTCACGGTGTAGGTGGCGTTCTGATAGATCACCTCGTCGGCGCCCTGGCCGTCGATGCCGGACGAGAGCGGAAACGTGGTGTGGATCTCGATGGTGCTGGCGAGGCGGGCGCCGTCGGCCAGCCGTTGTAGGCTCAGTTCGCTCGCCGGCTGGATGACGCCGGTGAGGCCGGTGATGGGCGCCGGGGCTTCGGTGGCGACGCCGTCTGCATCCACGCCGTCGCCGTAGCGGATGACGTCGAAGGTGTCGGCGAAGTCAGGGTCGGCGAGGATATCGGAGACGTCGAGGAGGGGCACGTCAGGTCTTGCTGCCGACCCCGATGCGGGGCGTACCGAGCGGACCCTGGTCCGGGGCCATGGCGTTCAGGACGTCGTAGCTGTCGCGCTGCAGGGCTTCGGCCTGCTGGAGCAGGCCCATGATCTGCTGGTTGTTGCGCAGGACGTGCCGCGCCACGGAGCGAGGGTCGCCCGCAATCTTATCCGCCTTGTCGTGGACCTCGTGGCGGACGGCGTGCAGCAGCTCCTCGAGCTTCCAGCCATCCGGGTTCTGCGGGCTCATGAGAATGGGTACGCTCGCCATGTCACCTCCCCTTCGGCCGCACGACGTAGTTGATCGAATTCCGGAGCTGGCCCGTATCAATGAGCGGCTTCGTCCCCGCCCGCCCGCGCGCCTTGCGCTGCCTCAGGGTGCGCTCGGACAGCGGCGCGTGCGGCCCGTCCGTGATTGCCGCGCGGACCGACGCCTGCCCGATCAGCCCGACGGCGTGGAATTGCTGGTCGATGGTGCCGTCGTCGCCGATGAGGGCGGCCTGGGCCGCCACCTTCAGCCGCTCCACCACCTTGCCCTCTGCGACCCGAATGCCCGGTTCCAGGAAGGGCCGGGCCGGCAGATTCCGCTCGGGCTCGCCGGTCTCCATCAGATAGCCGATGGCGGCGTTGTTCGTGGGCGCCGTCTCGCCCTCTTCGGGCTTGCGGTCGGCGTTCTCTGCCGGGATTCCGATGAGCACGTCGTTCTTCAGGAGCTTGCGGACGTTGCCGGTCAGCGCTGCGAGGCCGGGCCCCTTCGCGACGACTGTCATGATCAGCGCGGCCGAGTGAGAGGCGCGAAGACGCGTGGTGACACCTTGTAGGCCGGCCCAACTGCGAAGGATCGCAGCAGGGCGTAGTAGCGCTGCCCGTAGACCGTCGCGTTCCAGGGGCCCGCACCCGCCGCCGCAGTGGTGGTGAGGTCGTAGCTCACCGAGACCTTGTCGATCGACTTCGACGCGACCAGGCCCGGCGTCCCGATGGCACCGCCCGCCTTGCCCGCCCGCGCGGCCTGCGCGGACAGGGCGATGTTGTGGGCGACGAACAGCAACATTGCCAGCGTGTAGGAAGCGCCGAAGCGCGCCTCGCTGATCTGCTTCACCGCCTGCCCGATCCAGAAATCAATCTGGGTCGTGGGGTAGACGGTCTCGGTGTCGAACTCGGGGAAGGCCGCAACGAGATCGGCTCGCGAAATCGTCACGGGCTCCTCCTTCAGGCGTTTTCGCCGGGCACCGGGCCGGGAATATCGCTGGTCTTCACGACCCGGGCCCTGCGGCCGCCCGGCCCACCGACATCGGAACGCGGCGAGTCGTCATTCGGCGTGTCGCTGGTAGCCGCCATGTCCTCGGCGGTCACCGGCAGGCCGGCCTCGCCTTCGGTGCCCTGCTCGGCCAGCTTCACGTTGTCTGCGTTCTGCGACCAGGCCTCGACGCCGGGCTCGTGACCGAAGGACGGGCCATCGGCCTCGTGGTCGTCGGGCACCTCGCGCACGAGATCCCCGGACAGCCAGTCGTGGTTCGGATTGCCGTCCTTCCAGGCAGCGAAGAGTTCCGCGTCCACGGTAGAGATGGTCTCGCCGCCGGGGTGGGGCGCGCTGGCCAGCGTCACCGAGCGCAGGGTCGGCGTTTCGCCGGGCTTGTCCGGGTTCGGGTTCGGCTCACGCAGGGCGACCGCCATCGGCAGGCGGCTTGCGACCTTGATCATCTTGGCCATGGCTCACTTCTCCGCCGGCTTGATCTTCTGGAACTCGTTGGGCAGTCGGCTCGGGCTGATCGGCTCAAGCCCACTGAGGTGGTCCCGGTGGTCCCGGGCTTGCGCCTTGACCTCGGCGCTGCGCTCGGCCGCGAAGATGAATCCGCGCTTCACGGCGTCGAGCTCGGCGTTCTGCGCGAGCCACTGGTCGAAGAAGTCGGCCGGGACGTCGTGAGTCAGCCCGAAGCCGCCGACGAGCGGGGCGAACTCGTGCTCGCCTTCCGGGTTCACGGGGCGGGCGAAGCCAGCGATCAGGATCTTCTCGCCGGTGCGCACGGCCTGTTTGACCTTGCGGATGCCGCCGCCCATCACGGGCTCTTCCCGCTCGACCATGGTCTGGAGCTGGAGGACGAGGCCGTGGGGCAGCTTGCAGGCGACGGTGACGGTGGAGGTCATGTCAGACCCCCAACATCTGTGCGATGGCGAGCGGGTAGCGGATGATCGCCCCCCACGTGCCTGCGGTCTTCTTCTGGGCGAAGGCCGAGAGGCCGCGGACGATGCCGTGGTCGCGCAGCTTTTCGTTGAACGCGCAGTAGCCGGTGTCCTGACCGTCGAAGCTGTTTGCGATCAGCTGCACCACGTTGCCGGCGGTGGTGGCGTAGCGGAACGACACCTTGATCTCGAGGTTCGGGAAGTTCTTCTGCAGAAGGTCCCCGACCGAGATGCCGAACGAGTTGGTGGCGGTGAGGCCGACCTGCGCGCCGGGCGGCAGGGCCAGCGTCATCGCGTCGGTGGTCTTCACGCGCCCCGCGGTCTGCGCCACGAGCTGCGAGAATAGGGCCTGGATATCACCGTAGACCTCGTTCGCGGTCGCGACGACGGCGCCGTTGTTGACCCACTTGGCACCGCCTGCGGCCTTGGTGCTCGGGGTGAGCGCGGCAGACAGCGCGGGGTCGTTCAGCAGGCCGTAGTTCTGCAGACCGGCGACGCCGAAGTGGTAGGTGTAGTCCGAGAATTTATCTAGGGTCGCCGCGGCCGAGGTCTGGATCTCCGAGACCCAGTTCAGCTTGGCGAGGCCAGCGCGCTCGATCTGCAGGTCGCCGTACTCGACAATGGTCTGGAACAGGTAGGACTGGCGCTGCGGCCAAGTGGCGTTCACGTTGGACACGCCGTTGGTGTTCCAGTCGCCGTAGCTCGACACCTCGCCGGTGTTCTCGACCACGGGGAAGAAGGCGGTCTGGGTGGTCCAGTCGCCGTTCTTGCGCTCCCCGAGGATATTGGCGCCCTCGTTCGGAGCCTGGAGGATACGCACCACGTCGGAGTCGACGTACTGCGTGAGGAAGGCGGGGATGCCCGCGCTCGGCGTGGTCGCCAGCGTCGGCTGGGCGTCCATGGCGAGATTGAAGTTGTTGCGGAATTCGCGCGGCAGGTAGTCCTGCGCGAGTGTATGGATGCCCCACTCGGTTTCGAGCCGGGCACGATCGGCCTGTAAGGTCATTGGTCGCTCCTGATGCCCGGACTTACGGAATGGTGCTGGAGATCTTGACGAGTTCGCCAGCGGCGGCAGCCGTGTGGGCGTACCACTTGGTCTCGGTGGCGCCGGCGACGGTGCCGCCGGCAGCGGCGAACGAGACGGTGCCGTTGGTGTTGTTGGCGAAGGCTTTCAGGCCCTTGGTGACGGCGCCGGCGCCAGCGTTCTTCGCGAAGAAGTCGCCGGACGAGAACATCTCGCCCACGTACTTGCCGCCCGGAATGGTCATGCCGGATTCGGACAGGTAGGTGGTGATGTCCGCGTTCAGTTCGCGGTGAACGAAGCACGTCGGGGCGCCGGTGCCGGTGTTCAGCAGCACGGTTCCGGTCGCGGTGTCGGCCCAGGCGAAGAGCCCGACGGTGAGGCCGGCCGCGCCCGCGATGAAGCCGCCCGGGACGGACAGCGTCGAGTGGCGCGGGTTGGCCGAGGCGAAGTCGCCGGCAACGGCGGGTGCCTGGGTGGTGTAGACCTGAGTCTGGAACGGCATGGGGTCAGCCCTCTCACTTCAGCCGGTTGGCGTGGGGGAAGCGGGCCGAATAGTCCTCGGCCTGCTTGGCATCCTGCGCGATCGGGGTCGCCTGGCGGCGCGGGGCGTCACCCGGCTTGGGCTGCATCGAGAGGATGGTCGGGAACGCGGACGGGTGAACGCCTTCCACGTTGATGTTCAGGCTCGTCAGAGCCGTGCGGTAGACCGCATCGGCGCTGTCGTGCGCCATGGCGAGGTCCCCTACGAAGGGGCGAACGGCGCGCTCGGCCTCGCGGATTTCCTGCTGGGTGCGGATGGCGGCCTCGGTGGCGCGCTTGGCCGCGGCGTCCGAAGCGACGCGGACGGCGGAGTCCATCGCCTGCTTGGTGACGAACTTGCTGGTGTCCATGGCGGGGGGCTTGTCCTTCTTCTCGTCCTTGTCGGCGTCCATGGCGGGCGGCGGGTCGCCGGCTTCACCGGTGGCGGCAAGCACTTTTGCGATCACGTCGGCCGGGACACCTGCGGCCTCGAGCTTGGCGCGCAGATCGTCGTCGCTGCCCTCGTCCGTCGCGCCATCGTCCTCGGTGCCGCCCATCTCCTCGACGATCTCGGGGACCTCCTCGGGGAGGATATCGGCCAGCGCCTCAATCACCTCGCCAACGTCCTCCAAGCTGGCGTCCTGCGCGAGCTTGCCGGTGGTGGCCTTCTTGATGTCGTGGGTGAGCTTGCCCTGGCGGGCCTTGAAGTTCTTCGACGTGAGGCCGGACACGATGCCGGACAGGTCGATCTTGGCATCCGCCGCGAGCTTCGGGCGGAGGTAGATGGCGAGCGCGCCCTGCGTGGTCGCACCGGCCCGCGTCAGAGCGGTCTTGGCCATGGTGATGTTCTCCAAACTGTCGCCGACGACGACATCGGGTCCGGCGCGTCCCTCACGGACGAGCGCGACGTGGTTGCCGACGATGTCACGCATGACCCCGTCGAACCGGACACCCTCGTGGGTGCCGGGCGTCATGTCGGCGCGGTAGCGGTAGGCGCTCGACAGTTGCTTCTGTGAGCCGTCCTCAATCGTACGGATGGCGGAGCCGGACCAGCACGAGAGATCGGCGTCGAGGTAGGGCGGATTCCACGTCGCGTTGGAGAGGGCGCCGACCGTAAGATCGTGGTCGTGCGCGTCGGCGTGGACCGGCTTGTGATCGTAGAGCAGCGGTTTGCCGTTGAAGGTGCCGGCGGCCTTGGCGAGCTCCTGCGGGTCGCGGAACAAGTAGTAGATCTTGTCCTCGTCGAGCCCGAGCCTGTCAGCGTCAGGGATCTCGCGCCCGAGGTAGGGGCACACCATCGCCTTGCTGATGTGAGTCTGCTTGACGTGGAGATGGCCGTCACCGTCGAGGGCCCGCGCCGAAGCGCGGTCGAAGGCGATGGTCGAGATGGCGTTGGTCTGGGTCATGGCGCCTCAGTCCGGCACCACGACCTCTGCGTAGCACCGACAGTTCCAGATGCCGCCCGGTAGGGCGCGGTGGCCTGGGTCGCACTCGGGCGGGTCATCCCAGCGGAAGGCCTTGCCGTTCAGGGCCCGGTGCGTGTCGCGGACGTCGCTGTCGCCGGCCGTGCGCCAGATGAACTCCGTCGAGCCCACGTGCAGCGCGCGGGCCTTCGTGAGTTCAGTGGCCGTTCGGCTGACCTCCGTCCGCGCGATCAGCGTGGCGCGGCTCTTGGAGACCTTCTCCGTCTCCATGAGCTCGGCCGCGATGTCTGCGGCCCGGCGCCCCTGCGTAATGCCCTCGGTCGTGAGCTTCTGGACACGCTGGGCCGCCTCCAGCGGAAGCGATTTGATCAGGCCGACTTGGCGTTCCAGGGACTCGCGCATGACGAGGCCGGTCGGCGCCGTCTCGATCTCCCGCCGCAGGTTCCGCCCAATGTCGGCGCTCATCTTGCGCCAGGACGTTTCGTCGTGCGCAGCGACCTCCTTGACCATACGGTCGGCAACGGAGCGTGCCCACGGGTCCAGAATTTCGGCGTAGCGCCTGAGGGCGGCCTGCAACGGCCCGGCTACCCCGAACACGTCGGTCAGGTCGAAGCCGCGAACCAGATCGCCGATATGCCGGGCGATCGACCGAAGCCGGCGCCCGTACTGTTCCTCAAGGCGCTTGGCCCGACGGAAGGCGGACCGTGGCGACGGCTGCCGGCGCCAGTTCCGAAAGCCGGCGGCCTCATCGAATGCTTGGTCGAGTCGGGCCGAATAGGTCACTCCGCAGCCTCGGCGAACTTCGGCTCTTGGGTTCCAGGCAGCGGCGGCTCAGCCAGAGCCTCGGTCTCGCCAGCTGGCGGAGCCATGTCCAAGGTCAGGTCGAGCCCCTGGTAGGGCGTGTCCTCGGCCGACGCGACGCGCTTGCGCTCTTCCTCAGGCAGCAGCACGCCGCTGTCGATGTAGGTCTGCGCCGTGCGCGCCTCGATCTCGCGAACCTCCGCCGACTCCTTCTCGTCCATCGACCAGAGCGGCTCGAACCGGAACCCGATGTCCTCGTCGATATCGCCGAACTCGGAGAGCTGGATGAGGTCGATGACCGTGGTCAGGTGGGGCCGGTAGAACCGCTCCTGATAGGAGTGGATCATGTCGTAGAACGTCCGAACCTCGCCCTCGGACGAAGCGTTCAGGCCGGCCGGTGAGATGCCGAGCAGCTTGATCAGCGGGATGCCCGAGACCGCTGCCATGTGCTCCTGGGTCTGCGCCTGGAGGGCGTCCAGGGTGCCGAGCGGGGTCGAGACGTTGAAGAATTCCTCCGCCTCGTCGGTGCCGACCTTCTTGTTCAGCACCATCGTGTTGCGGTTGTCGCGATAGTTCGTGAACAGCGCGATCCGGTTGTCGAGTTGCGCGCCGCTCGCGTCATTCTGCAGGTAGGCGGCCATGTCGATCTTGATTCCGCTCACGGAGAACGACGAGATCAGATCGGCGACGCTCGCCCGGGTGCGCAGCCAGTTGTCGACGTAGGGCTTGGCCATCTGCGACATCGACAGGCCGCCGAAGCTGTAGGCCGGCTTCAGCAGGTCCGGGACCTCACGCCCGACGAAGGTGAGCAGGCGGGACGCGTGCACGCCGCGGCCCATCACGTTCCAGATCGTGGGACTGTACCAGTCCGCAGAAAGCGGGTTCGCGCTGTTGTAGCCCTGCGGGTAGCACCAGACCGCCTCGACGGTGCGGAAACCCCGCAGCTTGCCCTTGCCGACCTTCGCCTTACTGGCGCTGTCCCGGCCAGAGCCGATCGGGGTGCGTGTCTCGATCGGGTCATCGCTGGTCCCGAGATCCACCGCGAGGTGGGCTCGTCCGAAGAATCCGTCCTGCTCGGCGATCTCGCGGAACTTGTCGCGCACGCCGAAACGCTCGAGCGCCGCGGTGATACCCGCGATCCGGTCCGACTTATCGTCCTCGCCCGTCGCCGTGACTCGAATCCACTTCCGGGTCATCTCCTGGGCAATGGTCTCCGAAATCCGGCGATACTCTGGGCGCTGTGCCAGTTCGGACAGATAGGGGTAGCCGAAGAAGTACAGGCCTTCGCCCATCAACCCCGTTCCGTCGTATCCGGCCGGGGACCAGCCGACCGACGTGCTGAACGCATCGTCCATTGCCATGCCGTCCGGCACCACACCCTTCGGGTGCCTGGCCGGCAGGAACGGGTTCACGGGCGGCGGCCGGTGCTCGATACGCGAATGCGCTACAGCCCCGGGCGGCACGTTCAGCGGGATGCGCGGACCGGTCGGCGAGGTGGCCAGCGCCGCCGGGGGAGCAGGCGCGACCTTCGGACGACGCAGCCAGGACAGGATGCTCAAAACCGTCTGCCCATCATGGCCGAGCGGTTCACGACCGCCTCAGGGATGACCAGGGGCGCCCGAGCGCTGGCGAGTTCGTCGAAGGCTCGGGACATCGCGTCGACCTGGTCCTTGAATGCGCCGTTCGGGAAGTTCGTCACCTCGTCCAGGAAGGCGTCGTTCCAGTCGCCCTGCACCAGAAGGATGTTCCCCGCCTCGGCCTGGGCTGAGACCGGTTCGGCCCGGGTGACCTTGTCGCCGGTCTCGGGCGTTGCGCGCGCCTTGAACCCGACGAGCTGCCGGACGAGGTACTGGGCCTGGGCCTTGCCGGCTTGGCCTGGATCCTGGGGCAACGAGATCCGGCACTCTTGCCGGTCCTGCTGCGCCGTGTTGACGATCATCTGCTCGACGCCACCGGGGGACCGGCGGTCACGGGTCACGTGGGCGATGTAGAAGCGCCCGTCCGATGCGCGGCCCATCTTCACGCCGGCGGTGTAGGCGGGCTCACTGCCGGGCCGCTGCTCGGAAGCGGCAAGGTCCCAGGCTCTCACCCATGTGCAACCGGCGGGCGCTGCCCGGACCATGCCGAACCAATCGCGCTTGAACAGCCCACCCTCACGTGGCGCTGGGCGCTGCTGAAACTGGCCCGCGACCGCGTAGGGGCCCATCGGCACCTTGTCACGCTCCACCACCGCGCGAGGGAATCGCTCGGGGAAGAGCAAGTCACCGTCGGAACTGCGGGGGTCCTCGAAGCCGATCGGGGTCCGGCACCGGCGCTCCGGCTCGAACTCCATCGGTAGCATCAGGTGAACGTAGCCGAGCCCGAGCTTGAGGATCTGGCCGGACACGTCGTTCTCGTGAAGCCGCTGCATCACCACCACGATGGCCGAGCGCAACGGGTCGTTCAGGCGGGTCGGGACCGATTCCCGGAAGATGCGGGTGGTCTTGTCGCGCTCGGTCGGACTCTCGGCCGTCTCGGTCGAGTGTGGATCGTCGATGATGACCCGATCGCCGCGGCCGGCAGTGAGGCCTGCGAAGGCCACGCCCTCGCGGTTGCCGGTACGGGTGTTCGCGAAGCTGATCTCGCCAGATCGGGCCAGGGTGATCTCGGGCCAGAGCGCCCGGAACCACTCGCTTGATACGAGGTCGCGCATGCGACGGGAATCGCGCTTGACGAAGTCCTCCTTGTACGAGGTCGTCAGATACCGCATGCCCGGCAGCCCGCGCGGCCCCCACTCCCAGGCGGGCCAGAACACCGAGACGATGAGCGACTTCATCGTGCCGGGCGGGACGTTGATCAGGAGCCGCGTGATGCGGCCGTCGGTGATGGCTTCCAGGTGCGAGCAGATGGCGTCGATGTGCCATCCGTGCAGGTAGGCGGCAGTGGGCTCGAGGACGTGCCATGCCTCGCGCACGAAGCCGGCAAGGGTCTTACAGCGGTCGCGAATGCGCTCGGCATCGTGAGCGATCCGGTCCCGCTCGGCGTCAGCCTCCCGCTTCCGGATCTCCGCTCTCACCTTCGCCAGCAGCCCCACCGGATCCGGCAAGTGCAGCAAGGACGGGTTCGAGGGCGACAAGCTGTTCATGGGTGAGCGTGCTCACGTCAAGGACTTGAACCGGACCACCACCTGGGCCGGTGAGCGCGACCGAAGCTTTGTCGCTGTACTTCTTGGGTGAAGTCTTCCCCATGAGCCACTTGCGCGTGTCGATCATGAGTCGTGCGCGGCCCGTATCTTCGGGAGATCGATTGTCCGCGATGTCGACTATTTCATCGGCCCAGGCGTCTGCTTGGTCCTCGCGCGCGTGCGCGTAGTGGGTCCGAAACTCTGGATTTTCGTGGAGCCAGCGCCGGACGGTCGTGCGCCCAGGCATGGCTTCGTCGGTGCAGATGGCGCGCAGCGTTTCGCCGGATGCGAGCCTCGATAGGATCTCTGCGGCGATCTCCGGTCCGTAGTCCGATGGGCGTCCCATTCAGTGGATGCCTCAGCCCTCGGCCGCAGCGTCGCTGGTGCGCGTGCCCCGCGTGCGGGCCGCCTGCGACACGGGCAGTCCCGAATCCTGGGCCGGCTGATTGTCGGCGGCGAGCGCCGGTGCAGCGACGGTGCCCACGACGGGCTCGGCTACGGCGTCGACCTTCACGGGCAGCGAACCGATGTGGCCCGCAACCTGGCGCATCGCGTCCATGCTGGAGACCATACCGGAGGTGACGCCTCGGGCTACGCCTCGCAAGAAATCGACGCGCTCGTCGAACGCATCCTTCCCGCCATGCTGATGTGCGGAGACGACGGCGTCGATAGCCTCGGATATGAGGCTGTCACCTTCTGCGTGCGCGCGGTTGAGGCTGGCCGACAGATTGTCATAGGCTGTGGCGAAAGCCGGGTTGGCTGCGGTCATGAGGAAGCCTCGCATGACAAAGCCCGCCGGGGTGCGGCGGTGGACAACGGGCAAGTTGGGGCTGTGCGCTTGCCGGTTGTGACCGGGCCTATAGGCTCAGGCCGTCGCCACCGACTCGCGAGAGCGCAAATGTTTCAGCACGTTCAAAACCCAAATCCGGGTGTCACCGGAAACGCCGGCACCCTCCTCACAATCAGCCTCATGCAGAAGCTCGTCGAGAAGGGCGTGCTGTCGAAAGCGGATGCTCACGACGTGGTCCAAGGGGCGCTGAAGCTGATTGAGGGGAACGACCTGGGGTGGGCCAAATCTAGTCGCGAAATCCTGCAGAACCCCATCCTGCCCGCATTCCCAGCGGAGTAGGCGATCCAGCTGAAATTTAAGAATCCTTCGGAACTGGCGGTCAGGCGATCCCTTCGGGGTTGGCCTGCCGCGTGACCCGGGTGTTCCCGCAGGCGCTTCCTCAAGGGAGCTGCTCACATCAGGCCGTCCACGGACCGCATAGATTCAGAACCGATTCGACGAGTCAAGCGCATGCCTGTGCACATCGTAAAAATGAAGAACCGGAGCGATTGGCGGACGACGCAAACCGAGGAGGCTGATGATCGTGATCAGGTTCGCCGAATTCTCAATTGTTTGCGCGCAACTACCTGGCAGCATGAGGACGAGCAGATCTATTCGGTAAAATTCTGCGGCGAGCCTGCACGGCATTATACCGAGGAAAAGCTGCTGTGCTTTGAACAGCTGCGGCTCCGACCTTTCTACTAAGCTGCACCGAGGTAGGCCGGATCAAACTCGACCGGCGTAGCCCGCCCGAAGATCTGTACGTCGCCCATGATCCGCCCGTTGGCGAGCAGCTCCGTGATCTCGGCCATGAACGAGGCGAACGGCCCCTGGGTCACGGGGCGGAGCTCGCCGACCCGGAACGCGGCGGCAGCGGCCAGGCGATCGGACCGGACGTTGCCGGTCATCCGATCGGCCAGGACCTGCAACACGGCCGCTGGGATGGCCAGCGGAGCATCGGCCCCCAGCACGTCGGTGACGTGGTCGCATCGGAACATGCGCCCGGCCTCGGACCGGTGCGTGAGGCCAGCGAACAGGTAGCGCGGGAAGAACTCCGTCACGACTTCGACCTTCCGCTTCCGGCGGATCGTGATGGCGTGAAATCGCGGGACCCACACGTCGCAGCCGTCATCGCGAAGCTCCGCCTCGGCCTTGGCCTCCGACATGGGCGCCGACTGCAGGACGAACCACGTCCGATTCGGGTCAATGGTGCGCCGGTCTTCGAAGCGCATGTGGGTGCCGTTCGTGCCGCGCTTGCTCATGCCTTGCCCCCACGATTCCGCAGTTCCAGTTCGCGAATGCTCTCGTGCACACGCCAGTCGACGAAGCCGATGGAGTGCGAATCCGTGGCCTGCTCGATGTGCTGCGGGTTCAGGCGCGGGCAACGAAAGCCGATCGTGGGCTGTGCGGCCATGCTGTACCCGCGGCGTTCCGGGCGATGGATCGGCCGACCGCTCGGGTGTGATTTCCGGTTCATGCCTCACCCCCCAGATCCCGATGCCGTGCCACGCCGAATCCGCGCCATGCGCCCTGCCGGTTGGGCGTGAACACCCGGTCCGGCCCGGCACCCTTCGCCACGTCCGCTTTCGAAGAGCCGCCAGCGTTCCGCCCCGGCGCGCAGGTCACCATCGGCAGGTGATCGGCACACCACGACCCATGCAGGTTGCCCGGCCCGATCTCGGTCGGCTGGCCGCAGAACCGGTGCGACCGGGCCTCGAACGGTGTGCACGCGAACCGGCACTGGCCGAACCGAAGCTGGTCGATCCGGTACATGCCGGCGGCGGGCTCCGGCGGGGCCGGTGCGGGCTCGGCCGGCGGCGGGAACGTGAACCGGGGCGCGGGCGGCGCTTGGATGGCTGATTCCGGCGCCGACGTTGGTCCGTGGCGGCTTTCGGCGGGTTCTGCGCGGCGTTGCTCGTCCCGGAGTTGTCCCGCCTTCGCTGCCTGAAACGCGCGCTCGGCCTCAGCCGCCATCTCCACGCCGGCCTGGATCTTGGCCCTCGTAGGAACCCACCGGCCGCGCCGGGTAGGCTTCGGCGCTTCAACGGCGGGCGCGATGTTAATTTTTGCCGCCACGATCGTGGGCTCGGAAATTAACGTGGTTGTCAGATTGGCCCGATTTTCCGATGCGGTTGCGGTGGGCGCTTGGGCTGCCTTCGCCGCACGAATCGCGTCCCGTTGGCGCTCCCACAGCGCCCGGCCGGCGCTGGGCTTGGGGTTTCGTTTCGCCATCACGCGGCCTCCAGCAGCAGCTTCGCGGGGACCCGGCATCCGGGCTGGCCTGGGGCGGGCCCGAAGATGTCGGCGAACCACTTCCCGGCGTCGCGGTAGTGGCCGATCGCCTTGCGCAGGACGGTGTCGGCGACGACCCCGAATGGCCCCATGTCGTGCATCTCGCCGGTGGCGGCTGGCACCTCGGGTAGACCCCGCATGGCCCGCAACCCGCGCTGCTCGTCGACCCGCTCCCGGACGATCCTGGCCCACAGCGACCAAGTCTTGATCGGCTTCTGGCGGCCTGCCGAGAGGTCGAGCAGGGCGGGCACTACCTCGTTTTCGAGGTCGTAGCCGTCGCGTTCGACCAGAAACACCATCGGCCCGATCACGGCGTCGACTGGGGCATGCTTCTCGAGGGCGGCGATGCAGCGAGCCTCGATCCGGTCGAAGTTCTCCCGAGTCTGCCAACTCTGAGCAGGCGCAGCAGCAGCCTTGGCGGTCTTGGGGTCGGGCTCGCTGGCGATTTGGGCCGCCTGAAGCGTGGGGTGAGGTTCTGCGGCTGCGGAAGGATTCTTCCTTTCCCTTCCCTTCCCTTCCTCTCCATTCCCTTCCCTTCCTACGCCGAACGTTCGACGACCATTCGGCGAGTTGGGGTCGGGCGGCGGGGGTAATTTGGACGCTTGGGGCTTGTCGATCTTCTGATGACGCCACCCCGTGACGACCAAATACTCAATGCCATCAACGGCATACAGGTGGACGAGCCCATTCGTCGACAATTCGTCGATCATTCGGCGAACGTCGTCGGAGTGAAAATCGTCAGACGGGAATATGCTCGCCTTGATTCGCTTTATGCTTGCGGCCATCCGGCCGGCGTCGTCGCAGAAATTCCAGAGGCCGATGAACAGGAGACGAGCATTCGTCGAACAGTCCATGACCTGTTCGGACGTCCAAAACTCGGGTTTGATCGTGCGGATGCGAGCCATCAGACCGGCCCCCTTGCCTGTTGAGCGATGGATGAGGCGGCCACGTCGCACCACAGATCGAGGGTGGGGGTCGGGCCTGCGCGGTTCTTCCCGAGGATCAGCTCCAGCGCGTTCTGGCGCTCGATGAGCCGGTCGATAAACTCGGGGTCGTTCTTCGCCTTGGCGGACTTCTGGAGGTAGTAGGCGTCCCGGTAGAGGAGCACGACGACGTCGGCGTCCTGCTCAAGCTCGCCCGAGTCCCGGAGGTCGGCCATGGTCGGCCGCTTGTCCTCGCGGCCCTGGGCCTCGACCCCGCGGTTGAGCTGCGCGAGGAGGACGACGCAGATGTCCTCGGACTTCGCGAGCGACTTCAGGGCGCCGCTGATCTCACCGATCTCGAGGACGCGGTTGCCCTTGTAGCGGTCGCCGGCCTTGATGAATTTCAGGTAGTCGAGGAACACCACTCCGAGCTTCACGCCCTGCTTGGCGAGGCGCTTCTTTTCGGCCTTCACGGCGAACACGATCTGGGCCAGCGTGATGCTCGGCTCGCACTCGACCTTCAGGTGTAGGACGTCGAGGCGCTTCTGGGCATCCTGCAGGCGCCACAGGTCCTCCTCGTCGAGGCCGACGCCTTCCATGATCTGGCCGAAGCTCAGGGGCCGGTTGGCGACGTAGCAAAGGTCCGCCATGTACCGGGCGAACTGCTGGTCGCGTGTGACCTCCAGCTGGAAGACGAGCACCCCGGCGTGCTTGGCCGCGCGCCGCGAGAGCGACGACATCACCACCGTCTTGCCCATGCCGGGCCGCCCGGCCATCAGCCACAGCTGCCCGCGGCCGAAGCCGCCGCTGGTGGCCTTGTCGAGGTCGGGAATCCCCGTCGACACCGCGGTGCTCTGGAGCAGACCGGCCCGCAGCTGGTGGATTCGATCGATCAGCCAAGCGCCGCCTTCGCCCGCGGTCATGCCGGCAAGGTGTGAGGACGGCAGGGCGAGATGCAGATCCTGCAGCTTCTCCTGGGCGCGCTCGATCTGGGTGATCGCGCTGGCCTCGACCGGAGCGTCCCGGGCGAGTTCGGCGATGCCGTTGGAGATCGCGAGGAGGCTGCGGCGGATGGCGAGGTCGTGGACCGTGCGGCCGTAGTCGCCAGCGTTCACGACGGTGGTGGCCTCGGCCGCGAGGCGCGCGAGATATTGGCTCACCGTCTGGCCGCCGAGATCGGCGTCGCCGAGGTAGGTCTTGAGTGTGATCGGCGTGGCGACCTTGCCCGCCTTGATGAGCTGGGCGGTCACCTCGAAGGTCTTGCGGTGGATCTCCTCGGCGAAATGCTCGGCCAGGAGGAAATCCGAGACGCGGTAGAACGCTTCGTTGTCGATGAGGATCGCGCCCAGCAGCGCCTGCTCGGCGTCGATGTTCTGCGGCGGCTCAAGAACCTCGCCCTGATGGTGGGCAGCGAAGGGGACGACGTTGCGGCCGGTCATGCTGCAATCCCATCGAAGCGGCCGGCCTCATGGCCCCAGGAGGACCACCCGGCGCGGGACTCGCGGCTGAAGAGGTCGGCCCGGCGCATCGCGCCCGGCATCAGGGCCTCGGCGGCGGCGTAGGCCTCGTCGGGCTTGCGGCTGTGTTCGCGGACCGGCGCCATGATCACGCTGCGCACAGAGCGCCCGGCCCGGGGCCGGCCGAACTTGCCGATCAGGAAAGGCTCGGAGGCCGAGCGCAGGACGTACCCGGTGCCGAAGGCGAGCTTGCCGCCGGAGGTGGTCTTCACCCAGGTGCCGGCGGTGGTGAACGTGAAGCCCCAGGCGGCCATCACCTCAAGCGCCTGCGGCAGCATCGGGTTGGTGGCCCAGAGCCAGAGGAAGGCGTCGCCGCGCGCCAGCTGCGCCACCGGCAGGGCCTTGATCGCATCAAGGGGCATGCAGGCGTACTGAGCCTGCGCGCTCTTAGCCTCGCCTTTGTCGGAACGCAGGGCAAAGGCCCATGGCGGGTCGACCATGATCAGGTCGAAGCCGAAGGGTGAGAGGGTGCCGAAGGGCCACGTCATCGCGCGATCGCCCTCGACATCGAGTTCACATGCGCCTGAACCGCGGCGGGCAGCGCCAGGAGCGTGCGCCGGGCTTCCGGCACCGCAGCCGGGTCCTGCATGGCGCGCCAGACCACGCGGCACGCTGTATCGGCCCCGAGCGGGAGTACGGCGCGGATGTCGTTCAGGCTGTCGCGCTGGCGCTCGCGCGGGCGGGCCGGATCGAAGGCGGGGTGATCGGCGAGGGTGCTCATGCCGCCCTCACCGTTCCGAGGGCGCCGAGCTTGAACCGGGCGGCGTGTTGGGGAGCCCGCTCGTGCACCGTGCAGCACCAGAGGGCGATGGCGTCGGCCGCGTTGTCGTCCTTCGGATCGAAGCCAAGGCGCCGCGCGGCGGCGATCATCTCGGCCTTGTCGGCCCGGCCGCTGCCGGTGAAGAACTTCTTGACCGACTGCAGGTGATGCTCGCGCACCTGGACCTGCCGGAGGTTGCCGACGAACTCGGTGTGCCAAGCCAACCCGGTCAGCTTTCGCGCCGTGGTGAGGTTGGTCTTGCCGGCCAGGATCGGCGCCTCGAACACGATCAGCGCCGGGTTCTCCAGCGTGATCATGTCGAGGAGCCATTCGTTGTAGGCAGCGGCGAAGCGGCCGATATCCTCGCCCGTGGAGGGCAAGGTCTTCGTGCCGTACCGCGGGGCCTCGTCGGGGGCGCCGACGCACCAGCCGGTGCGCGTGGCGAGGTCGAGGGTGAGGATCTTCGGCAGCGCCATGGCTCAGTGCACCGCCGGGTCGAGCTGCTTGATGCCGCCCTTCAAGGCTGCGGCGTTCTTCTCGACGATGGCCGCATCTTCGGCCGCCTTCGCCGATTGCGCGTCGCGCCGGGATTGCTCGTCGCCCTCGTCGAACATGTCGGGCTGGTCGTTGAGGTCGAGCTTCTCGCGGTAGTCGTCGAAGGCGCGGAGGAAGTCGCTGCGGGCAGCCGATTCCATCCGCTTCAGGGCGAGCACCTGCTTGAACGCCTTGCGATGGACACCGTGGGTCTCTTCGGCATCCTTGATCGCGGCACCGAGCTCGCCCCGGGCCTCGTCCATGTCGGCTTTCATGCCGTCGCACTTCGAGATCAGCGACTTGAGCACCTCGGGGTGAATGCCGGCCGCCTTCGGCCCGGACTTCTTCAGCTTCTCGGCCATGGTCATCTCCAGATTGCGCGGGGACGCCCCGCGTGGGCGGGCTGGTCAGCCGGGGAAGCGGGGGACGCGCGGACCATCGGCCGGCGCCACGACGGCGGCCGGCATGTCAGCGGCGATGATGTCGAGGGCGACCGCGAGGGGCCCGGCCGGGCCGCCAATCTCGGTGCGAGTCAGCGTGGCGCGCAGGGCATCAACCGGGCAGCCGTGCTGCAGGGCGAGCGAGGCGGCCTTGGCGCCGTCGGCGGCGAGAATGTCGGATCCGGTGTTGAGCTTGAGCCCGTTGACGAACAGCTCGGCCAACCGGCCGTCGTCGTAGAGCGAGTAGCTCGCGACGTAGGCGATGCCGCCATGGGCGAACTCGAACGTGGTCGAGCCGCGGCGATTAGGCAGGCGCTCGCGGGTCATGCGCGCACCTCGGCGATCGCCCGGTTGCAGGCATCAAACAGCGCCTGCTGCCGCAGCACACGGGACTTCATCGACGGGTAGCCCGCCCTCCGCTCGGGAGGCACGGAAACACCCTTCAGACGCCGCGCGACTGCAGACCTGGACCAGCCTAGGAAATGGCCGATCCGCTCGAAGGTGAAGCCGCGCCGCCGATAGGCGTGCATCTTCTCGAGATCCGTGGGGGTGATGCGTTTCACGGGCGCTCCTCGTTGTCGGCGCGGGGATCGCCGTTGCGGTCCCAGAGGCGGGGGTTCCACTCGCGGGCGGCGTCCTCGCAGCGGCGAGCGATCAGCAGGATTGGCGTCGCCCAGGAGCCGACGAAGAGCAGCGTGATGGCGAGCCCACGAAGGGCCGAGGCAGCGACACGGGCGGCGAGGTGCCAGATCATGCGCGGCCTCCGAGGACATCGGCGAGCTGCTGACGGATGGCTGCAGCCGCGCGCTCGAGGCGCTCCTGCTCCTGCTGCCGAGCGACCTCGACGAACCATGCGTCGGCGCGGTCCGGATGGACGCGACAGAGGAAGGCGGCGCCGTATCGCTGAACCAAGGCGTCATAGGCTGGCCCGTTTGGGGCGTTGCCCTGCTCGAGCCACTTCCGGACCGTGTTGGCCGGTATGTTGGTCTCGGCCTCGACGCAGAGGGCGGTCTTCAGCGGGTGTTGATCGCGCAGAAACGCGCCAACGCGTTCCGCTAATGTTCGGCCATCAACCGGCCCAACCTTTCGCCGGGCGTGTCCAGTCTTTCCCATGGTTTTCCCCGATGTTTTGCACATCGGGGGCGCCAGGAAGTTGGGAGTGAAGGAGGCAGCAGACATCAGCGGCGCCCATTCGCAGTGAAGGGATACGCAGGCACACGAGCGCGATCAGACCAGCCGCCAAGCACAGACTGATCACGCAGACAGACGACGCCCGACCGGAAGACGCAGAACAGGGTCGGCCGGGCGAAGGACGGGAGGGCGCGCATCACAGCACGCCCAGAAACTTGAAGAGGGCGATCCACAGCAGGACGCCCATCGGCACGCCGAGGATGATGCCGTGCATCGGGGAGCGGTCGCTGGTCATGCGGCACCCCCCTCCGCCGCAGCGAGGCGCCGGTTCGTCAGCTGCTCGGTGAGCAGGGCGATGAGGTGCTCGACGTCGGCTTCGGTGTATGGACCGGCATCAACGCGAACGTGCACGCCGTCGCGGTGACCGCCGATCAAGGCGACCCGCTTGCCGTCGCGCTCGAGGCCGAGGGCGGTGTGGCGGGCGGGGGTCATTAGGCGACGCTCGCTTCGATCGCCGCGGGGGCGGTGGCGAGGGGCGCAAATGTCTGTCGTTCAATGCCTTCGGGCCAATCGACCAAGGCATCAGGCCAATGCTCTGCAAAGAACCGCATCGCGCGTTCGTATCGACCGAGGTACAGGTCCCTACCGGCCGCGATCGCGTCGAGCTTGTTCGTGTCCTGGAACAGCCGCCAGCTCACCGTCGTGCGCTCGATCTTGAGCGCGGCGCCGTAGAGTGCCGCCAGTTGGAGGATGCGTTCTCTGCCGGTCATGGGAGCCCGAATGATCTATCGAGCCCAACATCGGTAGTAATACCGCAAAAGTCAACGGCCTTCTTACCGCTCCTCCCCCGTCGGGGGCGCGGTTATCCTACCGTTATGGAACTGCCTGCGATCCTTGCCCGCATCGAGAAGCGCCTTGAAGCACTCGATCTTTCCGAAAGCGCCGCTGGAAAACTGGCCGGCAAACCGGATGCGATCCGCAATCTCCGAAGAGCCCTGGAGAAGGACGAGCGGACAGGGGTCAGCACCGCCACCCTAAACGCGCTTGCACCCGTCCTTAAGACGACGGCGGTCTGGCTGTTCGCAGGGGCCGGACCGGAGGCCACGGACGCAGAGGCGGGCTCTTCCGCAGTGCCGGAGACATCACCGATGCCATCGGGTGAGATCGAGGTTGCTTCGTCGAGGCAGCCTATCATTGCGGTGGTCTACGCGGGCTTAGTCGAGGCCGGCACCTTCCGGGAAGTTTCTGACTTCACCGACCTGGAGCCGGAAGAGATCTATCAGCCCGCGGATCCCGAGTTTCCGCATGTGCGCCAGCTCGCATTCGACGTTCGCGGCGACTCAATGAACGATCTCAAACCACGTCCAATCTTAAAAGGCGACAGGGTTGTCGCGCTGGATTTTGAAGGGCTCAAGAATCGTGTCGCTCTGCACAGCGGCATGGTGGTTATCGTCCAGCAATCGCTCAACGGGGGGCTCCTAATCGAACGCTCCGTGAAGCAATTGGAGGTCTATGAGGACCGATATGAGTTCCACCCGCGCTCAACGCTGGCGAAATACAAGCCGATCATCATTCCTCACGATATGAAGCCCGAGGATGGTCGTGAAGTGACCATTCTTGCGTGGGCGCGTAGCATACTCAATCGTCTTTGAGCAGTTAAGCCAATGGCATCAAGACCGCCCCAAAATCACTCTAAGCCTACCTCAAGCAATCCATGGGATGTTCCGCCTCAAATGATGCGGGGCGACACGAGTCCTGATGAATTGCTGCAAAGTGTGGGTCTTGCTTTAAGTTCTTGGGAGGCGCTGGAAATGCACCTTGGACACCTGTTTAGTGTTCTGTGCGATTCCAACACGGTTGCGGCCGAGCGTGCTTATGGCGCAGTAGTCGGCCATAGTACTCGGCGGGATATGCTGATGGCGGCTGCAGAAGTATTCTGCCTGGTCCACGATCAAGACCTTAAAAAGATTACTAAGTTTCTGGATGAAGTTGGACGCCTAGCGTCGCGTAGGAATGAAATTGCGCACGGTTTGATTAGTCAACACTATGGATCGGAAGCTAGTGGGTACTACCTCGGACCACCGATTTACAACACGAATAAGACCGCTCTCCGAGATTATAAGCAAAAGTATTTATATACATCAGATCAGATAAAATTGCTATCGAACCATTTTCGAGATTATCGAGTTAAGCTGTTTCATATTACAGATGGTCTATGCGCTGCGCGCTCCGCATCGCAGCAAAAACGGAAAGAGCAATCTGCCGCGCACGCAGCGTCTGCATCCCATCTGGGTTCGCATCCTCTAGAATTTGAGCGCCAGCCTGAAGCATCTCTTCCGTCACCTCCGACTGAAAATGAGACGTAAGTTCGCTCTTGTCTTCCTTGCTAATCACGGATCCCCCTTGGTCATAACAGACGGCCGCTCGAAAAGTAGGCTACAACTCTCGAGCGTTCGCCAGCGCATGTAGGACAACGAAAGGCCGTCTGGTTTGCTTTGTATCGGACTGCGCGATCAACTTCAGCAGGCGCCCTCAGTGACGCACAAACGATAATCACTGGGTACGTCTCCCCCGCGCACGACAGGCACCGAACGCGTAAAGTGTAGGGCTGATTCTCTGGCGCGACATTACCATTGGGCTGCACGTCCTACCGCTCCCCCTGACGATGTTCCTATTCCGTTCGCTTTTTAGGCGGGAGTCAACCGGCAGCGGTTCGTGTTGCGGATCCGTCAATGGGAATCACTTGCTCGGATTTGTAAACGCGGTTTTTCTACCGTGTCGGGCTTGACGCGGTAGTAGTACCGCAACAATATACCTCCATCGCCGCTCATCGAGCCGATGGAGCCCTCCGTGCCCAACATTCACTCCTTCCCTCAATCAGCCCCGCCGCCGCGGCCCACGGTCGAATCTCGCCGCGCCGACCGGATGGCCGCCCTTCGCATCGCCACCGCTGAAGTCGCTCGCTGCGAACGCGTCGTCGACGGCCTGATCGGTCGCCTCGCTGAGAAGAGCATTGGCCGGGTCGGTCTCTCGCCGGTCACGGAGCATACGCTGCGCAACGCGGTGTCCCAGCTGAGCCTCGCCCAGGTGCAGGTCGCCCGGCTCCGTGAGGTCCTGCTGGAGCGCGAGGAATACGACGCGGAGACGTGCGAGGGGCTCGGCGAGGCCCTGCGCGGCGCTTTCGACCGGATCGTCTGCGGCACCGGTCACGACGACAACGACGAGCACCGCCTGGGCTACGTCGAGCTGCTCGGCGGGAGGTTCTGATGGTCGCCGAGTCCCACCTCGCCTTCGGCCAGGTTCTGGCCGCCTCGCACAGCCTGACACACGCCATCAACGCCGCGCGGTCCGCCGTCTCGTTCATTGAGCGGAACCTTGCCGCTGCGACGTACGCCACGCCGCAGATGCTGACCCACGTCCGGGACGAGGTCGGGAACCTGCGCGAGCTGACCGCGCGCCTTGAGGCGGCCTTGGCCTCTCTGCCCTCCGATATGCGCGAGGCTGCCTGATGCCCTCCCCCGCCCTCCTTATCGGCCTCGGCTTCATCGTCGTGGCGTCGGCCATCTCCGTCGTGTTCTGGCCGCTCCTGCGGGACGACATGGCCCGCTCCGTCGGCGCGAACGACAACAAGCCCGACGTCACGTCAATGGCCCTGCTGGCGCTCGGCTCCGGCATCCTGACCGGCATCCCGGCGGTCGTGCTTTGGTTGGGGGTGGCGGCATGAGCCACGAGCACCCCATCCTCACGCTGTTCCTCACCGAGGCCGAGAGCGGCCGGGCCACCCGGCGTTCGCTGGCGGTGATCTACGCTCTGCTGATCGCCGGCGCCGATCACATCATCCAGAACGAGTGGACGCGGGTGAATACCGCGATCACCACCGCGCTCGGCCCGACCGGCTTGTCGGGCGTGAAGAAGCTGGCCTGGGACATTCACGACGCCACCGCGATCCGCCAGCAGGCGATGCGGCCGGCCGTCAGCCACTCGGTGCACGAGGTGGTGCAATGACCCGCGCTGCGACTCGCCCCAAGCCCGTGAGCGCCGCCGAGACGGCGCAGTGGCTCATCGACCGCGGTGTGGGCCTCCTCGAGATCCAGACCGACGAAGGCCTCGCCCGCAAGATCGCGGACGCCTTCATCGACCGGAAGGTCAGGTTGGGCAGCGCCCCAAACGACTACGACGCCGTCCGCAACGAGGTGGCGCGTCTGGCCTTCGCCGCCGAGCGCGTCGGGCGCAGCGCGCTGTGTGGTCGGTACCGGCCGGACTGGATGCCTGAGAGGAGGCATTGATGCAGGTCGAGCGTATCCCCTTCACCACGAAGGAAGCGTGGCTCGCCTCGCGCTCCAAGGACGTCACCGCCTCGGTCGCCGGCGCCGTCCTCGGTGTCCACGAGTACACCACGGCATTCGAACTCTGGGCGCTGAAGTCCGGGCTGCTTGCCGAGGATCCGGCCGAGACGCCGGCCATGCGCCGGGGCCGTCTGCTCGAAGACGACGCGCTCGAGATCCTGGCCGAGGAACGCCCTGACTGGCGGGTCGAGCCGGCGAACGACGTCTACCTGCGCGCGCCGGCCCTGCGCATCGGCTGCACACCGGATGCCTATGCCGTCGACCCAGCCCGCGCCGGCCGCGGCGTGGTTCAGGTGAAGACGACCTCGGACATGGTCTTCCGCAAGAAATGGAAGGACGAGGACGGTACGGTCAACCTGCCGGTCTGGATCGCCGTGCAGGCCATCGTCGAGGCGAAGCTGACCGGCGCCACCTGGGCCTGCGTCGCCCTGTTGGTCGTCGGCCATGGCCTGGAACTCCACGTCATCGACATCCCGCTGCACGCCGGCATCTGGTCCCGTCTCGTTGACGAGGTCGCCGAGTTCTGGGGTCGAGTCGAGCGCAACGAGCCGCCGGCCGCCGACTATGCCCGCGACGGCGACACGATCGCCGATCTCTGGCCGCCGGACGAGATGGCCCAGGCCCTGGACTGGAGCGCCGACAACCGCGCGCCGGCCCTGCTCGACGAGATGGACGAGGCCAAGGCCCGGGTGAAAGCCGACGAGGCCCGCCTGTCCGAGATCAAGGCCGAACTCACCGAGAAGCTGGCCGGCGCGACCTGCGCCCGCCTCGCCGACGGCCGGGAGATCACCCGGACCATCACCCGCCGCGGCGAATACCTCGCCAAGGCGACGACCTTCGCCGTCCTCCGCGTCCGCGCCCCGAAGAAAGCCAAAGCAGCATGAGCCGGGCAGTGGACATGACCGGGCGCGTCATCGGACGCCTCACCGTCATCGGTCAGGCGGGCCGGTACCGCACGCAGATCAGGTGGCGATGCGCATGCTCGTGTGGGGGCGAAACGGTCGCGATCGGGAATAACCTGCGCCGAGGTCACACGCAGAGCTGCGGCTGCCTCATGCGGGAGCGCCTCGGCGATGCGACCCGGACGCACGGAGAGGGCCACAAGACGCCTGAATGGTCCTCGTGGAACGCGATGATCAATCGGTGTGAGCGGCCATCGCACGAGCAGTACGGCGACTATGGCGGGCGCGGGATCAAAGTCTGCGCCGAGTGGCGGGACAGCTACGCGGCTTTTCTCGCCGACATGGGGCGCAAGCCGACTCCCCAGCACACCATCGACCGCATCGACAACGATGGCGGCTACGAGCCGGGCAACTGCCGTTGGGCGACCCGGTCTGAGCAGAATTCCAACCAGCGCAGAACTAAAAGGACCGCCGCCTAATGAGCAACGGTAACGCCCTCGCCCTGACCGATACCGAGCGCCGCATCGCGGAGCGGATTGACCCGGCCGCCGCCCACGACGTGACGGTGTCCGCCGCCGCTGGCGGCCTCGCCTTCCACAACATGAGCCAGATGATGGAGTTCGCCCGCTACATGGCGATTGCCAAGGGCGGCATCCGCAAGCACCTGCGCGGCGACGTCGGCGCCTGCCTCGCCATCTGCACGCAGGCCGTCGAGTGGGGCATGTCCCCCTACGCCGTCGCGAACAAGAGCTACTTCGTCAACGACCAGATCGCGTTCGAATCGCAGCTCGTCCAGGCGGTGATCCTGAAGCGCGCGCCGATCAAAGGGCGGATCAAGTTCGAATACACCGGCACCGGAGACAAGCGGGTCTGCCGCGCCTGGGCCCGCCTCGCCGAGGACCCGGACGAGATCGTCGAGTACGTCTCGCCCGAGTTCAGCCGGATCACGCCGAAGAACTCCCCGCTCTGGAAGTCCGACCCCGATCAGCAGCACGCCTACTACTCCGGTCGCGCCCTCTGCCGTCGGCATTTCCCCGACGTGCTCCTCGGCGTCTACGCGGACGACGAGCTCGAGCCCGCCCCGCGCGGCGCTGAGACGGCCCGGGACGTCACCCCGGCCCGGGGCCTCGACGCCCGGCTGGACTCTCTGGCCGCGCGGCCGCGTCAGGTCGAGGTCGAGCCCGAGCGGGATGCCGTCATTGACGAGGCACCGGACGCTGGGCCGGTAGATGCAGCTGACGAGGGCGTTGAGGATCACGGCGCCGCCCCCACCATCGACACGGACAGCCCCGACTACGCGCTCGGCTACGAGGGCGGCATGCGCGGCATCCGCAAGGGTCTGACCGCCGAGATCAAGGGCGATGCGGCCCGGCTGGCGAACTACGACGCCGGATTTGCGGTCGGCACCGAGCACGCGAAACGGGAGGACGCGTGATGGGCATCCTTCCCGATTTCATGATCCGCGACCTGGCGCCCAACGATCGGCCGGTGGTGGTCCCTTTCTACGAGCGGACCGTCCAGAACGGCATGTCGTTCGGCCTGTCTTCGGCCGGCTACGACGTCCGCACCAAGCAGGGCATCATTCTCTCGCCGGGACAGTTCATCCTGCTGTCGACCGTCGAGCACTTCTGGATGCCCGACGACGTGATCGCCTTCGTGCACGACAAGAGCACCTGGGCGCGCCGCGGCATCGCCGTCCAGAACACCGTGATCGAGCCGGGCTGGCGCGGGTACCTCACGCTGGAGGTAACGAACCATGGTGATCTGATCGTCGAGATCAGCGCTGGCGACCCCATCGCGCAGATCGTCTTTCATCGGATGGAGGCGCCTGCGGAGCGGCGATACGACGGGAAGTACCAGGATCAAGCCGACGCGCCCGTTCCCGCTATTCGGGAGGCCTGCTGATGCCCGCGCCCTTCACGCCCTACACCACGCGCGAGATTGAGCGCGCGATCGCCCTGAAGAACGACGGTCTCACATGGGCTGAAGTCTCGGAGCGGATGGACCGCCCGGCCGGGTCGCTCATGGTGACCGTGTCGCTGCATCGGCGCGGGCTGCATCGCCAAGGGCGCCAAGCCGCTTCGAGCCTCGCGATCAACGAGGTGCTGACCCACGCCGTCACCGTCGAAGGCGTCACGTCGCTCAAGGTGCTGTCGCGCCGGATCCATCGCTCGGTCGGGACGACCAGTTCACGGCTCATCGCGCTCGGGCTGGATTCACGCAGCCGCAGGTTCACGGCTCACGCCGCCCGGCTGAAGTCTGCATCTTCTTCGGAGGCCCGCGCATGACCACCCAAATTCTTTCCGAAGCCGGCCAGAAGCTCGCGGATGCGCTGGACGTGATCGAGAACGTGACGGACATCCCGAAGCACAAGCTGGAGGATGCGCAGTTCCTTCGCGGTGTCGTGTTCGTCGCAAGGGATTACGCACGCGCCGCGTCTCAGGAGTTGTCTGCCGCGCTCCTCTTCAACTCACCTGAGGGAGAGGTGGCGGGCCTGCGGGAGGCGGTCACGGCAGAGATGGAAGCCGCCGCTCTAACCGCATTCTACGGATCGCAGGATTGGCGTGTCCCGAAGCGGACCAAGCAGTACGAGAAGAGTGCTCGGTGCGACATGCGCCGTGCTCTTTTCGCCGCTACTGCCGTCAGCGAGCCCGGCAAGGGACCGGCGGCCGGAGTCGGCGTGGAGCCGTTCACGGTTGGCTGGTTCCGCGATCTCTTCGCCGTACCACTCTGGAACGTCCCTCACTGGCAGCGGGACGTGCTTATGGCCGTCACTGCCCTCGCCAGCCAGCAACCCGCCGTACAAGGGCCGGTCGCGGCGGGGGTGGAAGACCATGCCAGCCTGCGGGAGGCGTTGGTGACGGCTTGTATAAGCGGCAATCCGATCTCGGCACTCGGCCATGTGGCGCGCGATAATCTGCCCGCGATCCTCGCCGTCCTCGCCTCCACCACGTCCCCGGCAGACCCCAAGACGCCGGATGCCGGGGTGGGGACTGACCTGTTCGTTATCGACTGGTTCCGCAGCCTATTCGCCGACCCTCTGTGGAAAGCGAAGCACTGGCAGGATGATGTAGTGAAGGCTGTCGGCTGTCTTCTGCTCGCCCAACCCGCCCCGGCGGGTGAAGACGAGACGGGGGTGCGGGAGGCGGCCACAGCGGCATGGAATGCCCTAAGCGATGCCGCGTCCCCAGGGGAATGGACCATCTATTCCGAGCCGGTGGCCGACTACGACGAGGCCAAGGAAGAAGCACTCCGCCTTGTGCGAGAGACAGAGAACCTTGGCTCTCACATGGTCATGCTGAACGCTTCCGGGTCGTGTCCGGCGCTCACCGGATGTGGCCCCCGCGCAAATGCGAATGCGCTCTTGATCGCCAACCTCGTGAACGGCTGGCGCAGGGGTGACTTCGCCCTTGTGGATAGGAGCCTCGCCCCCCAACCGCCCAAGGCCGAGACGCCGGCAGGAGTGGTGCTAGACGGCCTGACGCTCGAACAGTTGATCCATAACTACGGCGCGGCCGAACACAACGCGGCGGTGGACGCCAACGAAGGCGCAGAACCTGAGCACTACGAGCAGAAGATCGCAGAAGCTAAAGCGAAGCTCATGCAGGGCATCGCCGCCCTCTCCACCGCCCCAGCGGCACGGCCAGGAGACGAGGTGGGCGAGCTTGGTCGGTTCGACCACCATCCAGACCCGGCAATCGACTTCTGCATTGAAGTCGAAGTGATCGAGGGACTGCACTACGATCACAAAGTTGGAGCGAGCGACGGCGCGGGGCTGGCCGAGCGCGTCGCCAGGGCGATGACGTTCCGCGTCGGCGGCGATGAGATCGCGGTTCGGGCCAAGCACACCCTTCGCGGGATTGAAGCCGCTCTCGCCGCCGCACCGGCCGCTGACGGAGGGCGGGGCTGATGGCAACCGACGCACAACTCCACGCTCTCAAAAAGCTCAGCGCCAACGGCGGCGAGGGCGTCATCGATAAACACGGGAAGGTCGTCGCGGCCGGTGAGCGCCTGATGGGCCTAGAGCCCGTCACGTGGCTACGCCTCATCACCACCGGCTACGTCGAGGTGCGCGGAGATCTGCGCATCGGCATCACGGCGAAGGGCGAAGCGGCCCTGACGGGCGTGCCGGGGCCGAAGATCAATCCGCATGGCGTCCAGAGCAGCCGCTATCAGCAGCCCGCTCGCCTTCCGGGAGCCGAATGATGACGGACGAAATCCTTCAGATGGACGATGACGCCGCTTGGCGGAAGGATGGCGAGGCGAACGGTTGGGTGCTTCCTCCGAAGCCCGCATGGCCCTTCCGCCTGCCGGTCATCCGGTGGTTTCGCGCCACCTACCACACGATCCGCGTCCACTACTTCGCCGGCCAGTGGGCCTCGGCAGGCGTCGGGCTCGGGCCGCCGAACCAGCGCGATCTTTGGGTCATTTACGCAATCTATCGGGGGTGGTGCTGATGACCGCCCCCGAAGACCCGAACGGCCTGCGCGAGGCGCTGGCGAGGTGGCTCCGCGAGTGGGCCGATAGACCGGGAACACTGGCGGACGGAAACACTCTTGCCGACGCCCTCATCGCCGGCCCCCTCGCCTCGCTCATCACCGAGCGGGACGAGAAATGCGAGCGCCTATGGGGTCTATGGATGGCAGCCCGTGACCGCGCCTTCGCCGCCGAAGCCGAGATCACCCGCCTCAAGGATGGGATGGAGGCGCTGGGGGCCGAAGCTGCCCGCTTCCGGGAAGACCTTGCCTGGATCGCCGATCAGATGCCGGCGACCTGCGAAATGACCGTCGTGCACGAGATGGCCGACCGAGCCCACCGTGCCCTCTCCCCGAAGGAGCAACCCCATGGCTGAGACACAGAGCGCGCCGAGCTTGCGGGAGCTTTCTGAGGCGGTTCCTCAGTGTGAATGGAAAGCGTCTGGCCGGTACATCGGCACCGCGAACCACATGTCACTCATCGGCGAATGTCGGGACGAGAACGGCAACTGGAGCGACACGAAGATCTCGACGGCGAAGGCGGCTTTCGTCGCCAGGTTGGCTTCGGACTATTTCGCCGGCCTCCTCATCGATCCCACCACCCTATCCGAGGCTGTCGCCTCCGCACGGGCTGAAGGCGTCCGCGAGGGGCTGGAGCGGGCGGCGGGGATTATCGAGAAATCTGCCGTGCCCGCACTGAGAGGGGTATCTGCCGCCATCCGCGCCCTGATCCCCGCCCCGCCGACCACCCCCGGAGGCCGGACCGATGGCAGTCGTTGAGTTCCCGCACGCCGAGGCCAAGCGCCATACTGCCCGCGCCCGGCTCGCGCAGTACCTTCGCGAACTTGCCGACACCATCGACACCGACGAGGCCGAGATCGACCCCGTGGCTGCCCTGATCGTTTTGAGCGGTCAGGAGGAACACGAAGTCGTGTGCTGTGGCTACCGGGACGACGAGCGAGGCTTCGAGGAGGCCGCCATCGTTGCCGGGCTCGTCGCGCGCAGCCTGTTCACCACCCTCGGCGGCAACCGGCGCAAGCGCGGGGACTACCGGCCGCGAACCATGGCCAAGCCGAACATCGTGGACGGCGTGTTTCCGAGGAAGGGAGGCCGGACCGATGGTTAAGGGCACGGGACTGACGATACATCAACTCCTGTTCTGTCAGTGGTTGGCCGAGAGCCGGATCAACAAATCCGAATGGCTCGGCAAGGATGGCAAGGGCGGATACCGCCTAAGCGGACCGGACGGCAGCATCACGATCCCGCTCGAAGACCAGATCGCGCTTCGCCCATTTTTCGAGCCGAACCCCGACATGGTGCCCGGCCGCGACTGCCGCATGTATCGGCTCACCGACCTCGGCCGCGCCGCCCTCGCTGAACGCGGAGGGGCGGAGTGATGAAGATCGTGAAGGACCATCGCAGGCCAGAGGTCTACCCGATCCTGCCGGATAGCGACGGGGCGAACGACTACAGCCCGCACCCCGATGGGCGCCCGTGGCGGAAGGCATGCCGCGAGTGCGCGTTTCGCACGTCCGACCCCCAAGACCTCGGGTTCTACTGGCAGGAAGAATTGAGACACTCGAAGGAAGGAACGGTGTTCTACTGCGTGCATCGGCAAGACGATGCGCATGAGCGTATCTGCGCCTGCTTTGCCGCTTGCCGTGCCGGTCGCCCCTCCCCCACCAGTCCCGAAGCGCAGGAGGATCGGAGCGATGGGTGACGCCAACGCAACCGCCGCCGACATGGTCGCTGCCTTCGGCTTCACGCAGCGGCACTGGATCAGGAAGGCCGCCGCCGGCCAAGTCCCCGGCGCTCGACAACCCTTCGGCCCCAAATCAAGCTGGTGCTTCGACCTCACCGCCGCTCGCAAATGGTGGGACGCCTCGACCAAGGAAACGCCAGAATGGCCCAAATTTACAAGCGCGGCGAAATCTGGTGGGGCCGCATCCCGCACGAGGGCAAAGAGCTTCGCGCCTCCCTCAAGACGCGATCTGAAGCAGACGCTCGCAAAGCTCTCGCAGAGTGGGAAGCCCGCGTAAATCAGGTCGTCAAGGGCGGGAAGCCCAGGCTCACGCTCAACGAGGTGCTGGACGAGTTCATCCGGGAGCACGTCGCAACGCTTCGCCCGACCACGCAGCGCCGGTACGGCATTTCCTGCCAGTGGTTGGACGAGGCCCTGGGCGACATGCTGCTTCTCGACATCAGCACCATGCACCTGAAGCAGTTCGAGACTCGGCGCCGGAGCCTGGGCGCCCTGCCCCCGACGATCCGGCGCGATCTCTCGACCCTGTCCTCGGTCTTCGGCTACGCCATGGAGAACGAGTGGGTGGACGTGAACCCGGTGACGCCGTTCCTCAAGCAGCGGCGCAAACGCGGGCTGAAGGAAAGCCCGCCCCGGACCCGCTACCTTACCCGCGAGGAAGAGGCGCGCCTGTTCGCGCACGCCATGCCCTACGTTCGGGACGCGATGATCTTCGCGGCCTACTCCGGCCTGCGGTCTGAGGAGCAGTTCGCCCTCACCTGGGATCGGGTGAACCTCGACAAGGGCGAAGTGACGATCCCGGCGCACCTCGCGAAGGGCAAGCGGGACCGCATCGCGATCCTGCTGAACGAGGCCGTCGAGGTGCTGCGCCGGACGCCACGGCACATGCGCAGCGCGTTCGTGTTTCACCACGGGCTCGCCGTGAAGGCCGCGCCGAAGAAGCCGGCCCCGGTCGCGAAGCTGGTCCGGCCGACGCGGGCGGCCAAGGACGGCGACCGCTTCCGGCACCTGTTGCGCGGCCTGAAGGAAGCCGCCCGGCGGGCCGAGATGGACGATCTGCGCTGGCACGACCTTCGGCGCACCCACGGCTGTCGTCTCCTTCAGGAGCAAGGCTGGTCGCTCGAAATGGTCCGGGATCAGCTCGGCCATCAGAGCGTCGTGCAGACCGAACGGGCCTATGCCTTCCTGGAGGTAGAGACGCGCCGCGAGGCCGCCGACCGCACACGTGCGCGCACGATTGTGCAGAGCGAAAAGGAGCCGGTTTCCGCACAAAAGGCGCACAAGTGATGCGGTTTATTTTGGAATAGGCTATACTATCAACAGCTTGGAGAACTACGGCAATGTGTTTTGGTACCGCCATTCCCAGGTTCGAATCCTGGCGCCCCAGCCAAAGGCCTCAGATTCTCAGCCAAACGCTGATCTTCCTGCGATTTTCGGACCCGCCCGGGTCGATCACACCGTCCAGGTCCACTCGGGAGGTCCATTCACCAGGACGGCAAGGACTCAAGCCTTGCCCAGGATCCACATTCGTCAGCGCGGACAGACCGCCCTGTTTCGTCGTATCATCCCCCACGATCTCCGAGCCCGCTTCGGTCGACGCGAGATCATTCGGTCGCTTGGCCATGCGTCCGCCGGCGAGGCCCGGAGGCTGTCTCAGCGTTATTGGGATGCGACTGAAACCCTGTTCATGCTGGTTCGCTTCGATCGCAAGCTCAGCCAAGCCGATGTCGCACGGCTCGCAGAGCAGCATCTCGAGGGCGTGAGTTACCGGCATGATCGGGCGCTTGCGAGCGTCGGCCATTATCCGGATCTCGATGCTTTGCGGGAGGAGCCTCCGGAAGACGTTGGGCCGGGCCTGACACAAAGGCCGGAGGTCTGCGAAACGGCCGCGCATGACGGACCGAACTCTCAACCCGGTCTCAACGATCCTGCCACATGGGCAGCCCTCTATGCCGACATGGGGCAGGTTCTTCGTCGCGCACGCGCTCAGAACGATTTCACGCTGGTTCGGGGCGCGGCGCAGGAGTTGGCGCTGAAGAACGAAATCGATCTCGATTCCGCTTCGGAGGAGCGTCTGCTGTGTC